CATCCATGAGAGCGAACCCACCCATGCGGCCTGACTTAAAGCGAACCTCTGCGCCAACGATGTCATCCCCTTGCAGGTTCTCGGTCACTTGGTCCCAGACCCCATTGAAGAAGTCAGCGTGTGACGCGCACTTGAAGCCCTCGCCAACGTGGCCCATTGCCTCGCCAGTGATGGGATTAATCACGAACTTATGACCAGCCATGCGCGATGGCTCATAGACTGGGTCAAAGTTGAGTGATGTTGGGATGTCGATGTTGCGGTTAATTGTTGTAAAATCTAAAGGCATTTGATTGGTCCTTATACCTAGTTGAATAAAAAGCTCAGAATATCGAGCCAGAGTGAAAGCCCCCCATATAGAAGGAGACCGTAGCGGATCACTTTACCGCCGTGATTTTGCCGTCCTTCATAGTGACTTGTCCGAACCACTCACGGCCTTGGCCTGTGATATGTGGGCGGTTGCATACTGTCAGTGTCCCATTGGCCTGATACTCAGGGCCGAATAATGAGGTCTCAATATACTTCAGACGCTGACCGATGTTTTCTTTCATCACTTTTTTGGACGGGTAGTTTGCTATTAATGTCATGTGAACTCCTGTTCGTTGGTTGTTATCGAGCCGCACTGGTGGCGACTGTTCGAAGTCTACATTAGTGACGTAAATAAGTCCACAATTAAATGATGTAACAAATTCCATAGAAAAACACTCAGGAAATCTGCATTATCTGCGACGAGCAAAAAACTGCGACGAGCGGCAGGAGACAGGTAAATTTTATGTTGATCTCACATTTAGACTGCTATAGACAAGTATTCACTTGTTCGCGCAGGGAAATTTTTTTCAAATCAAAACAGCAAAGGAGCCAATAAAATATGACTAATCTAATAACTGACATTAAAGATGCGCTCTATAATGCTACCAAAGCTGCGCAGAAAGAGGGCAAAGACTATAGTGTTGTTTACCTACCAGAATCGGATACGGCAATACACATGGCTACAGACAGTGAGCCAGAGGCATACGGCTGGGAGATCATAACTACGGTCCAATTACGTAAGTAAGCATACACTTGTTCGCGCAGGGAAATTAGATCGCTTCGGCGGTCTTTTTTTATGCCTGTTAACTTTTTAGTTGACCGACCTGTTAACTCCACTATAAAATGCTGTACATCAACAATTAGAAAGGACCAATCTATGTTGAAGCTAATAAATAACTACCTCGAAGACATGACTATACCAAATGCTCGTAAGGTCATGGAGTATGGACGTAAGTACCCGACTTGCTTCGTCGGACTTAACCGCACGGAGATCAGTATCTACAAGGCTATCGTAGCCAACTTGGGGGAGGTGCGTAAGTAATGGAAGCCAAGATCGTTATCACTCAGCGTATGCTGAACAAGTCCATTATTGACGCTAATAAGTCGGTGGTAGACTTCGCCAAAAAGTATCTAACTACGACCTTTTGCGACCTAGAGAACGGCGAAAAGACTACTGTCCCAGCCGTGTTCGAGGACGATACTGCCACGGAGATACGTTTGTACCGTAGACCTCGCGGAGACAAGCTCATGTCCATCAAGGACATCAAGAAGCACGTTTCAGTGGGCGACACCATCACCTTTAAGCATGAGGCTGGGCTTACCTACGTAGAAGTGCGCGGCAAGGACAATGTCGTGAAGCTAACCCCACGCAACCACTTTGTGCGTGTACACGTGGAGAAGGCGGCATGAAGGCTCCCTACGTAAGACCACGCATGAGAGGCAACACTAGGGTCTTTGACCTACGGCCTACTCCTGAATTAAAGAAGGCGTTTCCCGATATCAGTCGGGAGACCTACACCACCCCGCAAGAGGCCAACGCCAGAGGCTACGAGTGGAAGCGTAAGTTTGAGGCTTGGAAGGCTGGTAACCACGAAGACATCTACGTAGACAACCGCTCTGTCGAGGCTCTGGTCAATCACTACAAGTCGTCTATGGCCTACGGTAACATCAAGGCTGCTGCTACTAAGAGATCGTATGAGGGTCACCTACGGCACGTTCTGCCTGTCTGCGTATCTAACACAGCATTTGCTAAAATGAATGTGTCAGACGTTGACTACGAGTACGCACAAAAACTGTGGCTACACATACAGTCTGACGTAAGTACACACAAAGCCAACCACACTTTCAAGGTTCTCAAGCTAGTCTGGAACGAGGGTCTACGCTCAGGGAAGGTAAAGTCTAACCCCTTTGCCTTGGTCAAGCTACCCAAGCTGCCAGACAGACAGGTTCTGTGGCCCGAAGAACATATATGGGGCATGGTGCAGCACTGTGACGACATGGGCTACCACAGTATGGGTACAATGCTGGTCATGTGCTACGAGTTCTGCCAGCGTCCTGTTGACGTAAGGACCATGCGGTGGGGTAATATCGACGGCAAGACAGGCGTGTCTCACTTCACTCAGAAGAAGACAGGCAAGCAGATGTCTATCAAGGTAACTAACTCTGTTAAGCAGCGTCTGCACTTACACCAGCACCGTAACTCTGATGATTACATATTCGCATACGAGAATACTGGGAGACCCTACAGTCAGGATCGATGCAATAAGTTCTTTAGAGCCGCTGCCGATAGCTACGGACTGCCAGAGGTTCCACTAGTAGGTCAGTTAAATGATGACGGTAGCCAGCGATATACCAAACTGTGGATGGCTGACCTTCGACGCACAGGAGCTACTCACGCGAGTAGGGCAGGGTGTACTGACCGACAGTTGATGGCCCTGACAGGCCACAAGAACCCGCAGATGTTAGTGATCTACGCCCTAGAGGGTGAGACAGAGAGTACAATGGCTAATCAGAAACGAGGCTTAATTTAATGGGATTTCATAGAACAGTAAAAGTAATTCAGCGCGGCAGACCTTGCCGTCTATTTGGACAGGACTTCATCAGCATTGCTCAGGCGGCACGACACTTTGGTATCAGCCACACGTTTGCGCGGGAGATGATCCACAACGACAGACACAAGGAGTGTGACCGCGACGACATACGTAGAAACTGGGTTAACAAGCACATTAACCAGATGACCCCTGAAGAGCGTCAGAGGGCCAAGGAGCGTGAAGAGGCTAATCGTGATGAAAAAGATAACATACGAAAGGGGGCGACATGGAATACTTCTTCGCTCTCTACGTAGAGTATGCAATCCAAGGCAGGGATATACAGACGTATATACTTCTGCCGAGTTCAGAAGCCTGTCAGATAGCAATACGCACTAATGAGAATATGCCTGAGTATTTTAACGCCGATGGTGACGTTAATATGTGGTGCTTGGAGACAGGTGTCATGTCTAGATCAATCAGACCAGTACTGCGAGGTGAAAATGGATAAGTCAGGTATCATTGGTGTAGAGACTGTAGAAGAACACGAAGACGGTTCCGCTACGTATCAGTTTCACATGGACGACAAGTGCAGAAACTTACTGACAGAGGAAGGCTTGAAGCTGGTACTCTACTGCGCAGCCGCCAAGCTGGATATGCAAATAGTCTATGACTTCATAGAAGATCACATTCGAGAGATGTCCGATGGTTAAGATCAAATATATATGCAAGAAGACTGGCGCAGTGTTCGCCTACAAGAACACAACTAAGTCAGTGGCTGATAAAGAAATCAACAATCCCAGACTAACAGAATCCAGACTGGAGATTGAGTCGGTCAAATAATAATAACGTGAGTGGCAAAAATGGCAGACTGCCACAAAGCTATCTGCCATGCCACTTACACTAGCCAAACAGTTATTTATCTAATAATATCAAATAGTTGGCTCCGGCGGTAGGGATCGAACCTACGACCAATTGATTAACAGATGATGTTTAAAATCAATGGCTTATGATATACTTACATTAATACCTGTTAACTTTAAGTGTTTTAATATAGCACTTAATTAGTTGTTGACTAAATTGTTTTTGACGATAAGCTGACGCTGTCCCTGCGAAGGGGCAGTATAACCAACGGACTAGAGATGACCTACTTAGAGCAGTTAGAAATAGTAAAGACTATTAATATCAGAGAGGGGGATACTATAGTAATCCAATGCCCTTTCTGTGGTGGTTATAAGAAGCTAGCAGTCTCTAAAATAGATGGTCAACTAAAGTGGTTCTGTTATAGAGCAAGCTGTAATGGAAGAGGCATATACCAAGGTAGACGTTCTCTTCAGTCTTCCAAAGACTATCTAGCAAAAGTATCTAAGCCGACTGCTAAGGTTAAACCATTACCCGAGATAACTACTTCAGTAGATAACCATAAACCAGCAATCGACTTCCTGAAGTCTGTGAATAGTCTAGAGGCTTACCAGAACGGATGGATAGATGTACGCTACGCACCAGCCGAAGACCGAGTAATGTTCTACGCAGATAGAGGTGCAGTGGGTAGATGCCTGAAACCCTATGGACCTAAGTGGATGACTTATGGTGTCATCGAAGGCGGTGTACACGTAGGTGAGGGAACTGATGCCGTACTCGTAGAAGACATACCATCAGCCTGTAGTGTAAGTAGACTAGACGGCTACGTAGGTGTGGCAATGCTAGGTACAAACTTGACTTCCACAATAAAGCAGTCAATTAGTTGTTACACTAATAGGTATTTAGTTCTTGACAAAGACGCGAACACTAAGGCACTCAATACAATCAGAAGTAAAGATAAGACCCTAAAGCTGCGACTAACTGAGAAAGACCTTAAATGGCTCACTACAGAACAGATAAACAATTTACTACGGTAAGTAGCGTATTTACGTGGGCCTTTATTACTTGTGGGGGTAATAGGTCTAGAGTAAATCGCAGAAGATCACGTACTAAGGCGGCAGAGCGTCCTATAAAAATGATGACTTATGTGGTGTCATTACAGAATCCCCCTAGCGGTCCTCCGATTCATTCCTTATAGCTGCCAATCACTATCCAGAGGACAACTGGGTTAACAAAAACACCGTCTAGGCCACCAGTACAGACGTTAAAGTTAAAGGAATGGTATAATGAAAGCTAGAGGAATAGCTATAATCGATCTAGAAATTGAGGGGGGCTTCCGAGAAGCCGCTGCTGAAGAAGAAGCACTAGAGAAGCTGATACGTGAATACTGTGAAAAGAACCCACGGGTAATTACGTATCAGTGTGAGCTTCGAGAACGCCGAGGCGAGGCTGGTTCTGTAGACCTGAGTAAAATGAAATTCAGAGCCAACTAGTACTACTAACGTAATCAAACTAATTAGCCCCTTCTGCAAAGTTGGGGCTTTTTTTATTTCGCTAATTGGTCTACTATAGCACTCTATTAATTGTTAATGGATAGCGAAGAATGGACCAATCACTTCTTAAAAGCTGCCTTAACCACTCATTCTATGAGGAAAATAAGGCAAAACTTCGAGCATCACTGTTCGACGAGACTATGAAAGATGTATTCGAGACAATTATCTCGATGCACGATAAGTTTGAGAAGGACATTACGCCTCTTGAACTATTTACTTACTGGAAGTCTAAAAATCCTACATCGACGGGTTCGTGGTCGGCTGAGATTGAAGACCTAGTAAATTCTATTTCCAATGCTGATGACATAGACAGTGCCGTAGCTAGTGATGTCATCGAGACACTCTGGCGGCAGCACATTGGTTTAGACATTGCCCAGCTAGGTATATCAATGTCTGAGGGTGATGCCTCTGCAATGGACAAGCTGAATACTCTTTTGGACCGTGTATCAGATGGATACCTACCAGATAACTTTAATGACTACATAGTCACAGACGATATCTACGAGCTATTAGCTACTGTATCAGACGACAATAGATTTAAGTTTAACATCGAGACCCTGAGTAGAAATGTGTATGGCATTGGGCGCGGAGAGTTCGGTGTCATTGCGGCATACTCTAATGTAGGCAAGACGGCATTTGCTATTAGCCTATGCGCTGCCCCAGACGGCTTCTGCCAGCAAGGTGCCAAGGTTGGTTACATAGCCAACGAAGAGGTGGGTAAGCGCACTAAGCTACGTGCCATGCAAGCGTTCACTGGTATGACCAAAGAGGAGATGAACTTCGAGCCACAGGCCGCAGCCGCACGGTATGCAGCTATTAGGGACCGTCTTATCTTCGCAGATAGTCAGGGCTGGGATATACAGCAACTCGATGCCTTCCTGAGCCAACAAAAATTTGATGTCGTAATCGTGGATATGGCAGACAAGATCGCACTCACGCAGACATTTAACTCTGGGCATGAACGCCTGAGAGAATTGTACTACCGCCTACGTGAATTAGCCAAGAAGCATAACGTGGCCTTAATAGGTCTTTCACAAGCATCTGCAGAAGCTGAAGGTAAGACACGCCTCACGCCAACAATGCTGGAAGGTAGTAAGGTGGGTAAGGTAGCCGAGAGCGACATCTTAATAGGCTTAGGTAAGATGGATGACAAGGAAAACCCTGACGATCCTTCGCGCTGGATTACGGTGATGAAGAATAAAATCTCAGGGTGGCATGGCACAGTCATGTGTCAGCTAGACCATAAGACTTCGCGCTATGAAGTGTGAAGCCAGATTACCGCCACACATTGAACTACAGGTACGACAATTTGGTGTGATGGCTGAGAAAAAACCACAAGAGGTAGCCGCGAGAGTGCAAGAATATAGACGGCCTACCTTTGACGAGCATGGGGAGCCAGACTTTTGAAGAAACTAGTACTAGACTTAGAGACCACCGTCGAGCGTATAGAAGGGCGCATAGATAACAGCCCGAAGAACCCAAATAACAGATGTGTATCGGCCCACTACGGCTGGTTGTCTGACACGACAGTAGAGGACGTACATAATGACGTATGGTATCACAACGAGAAGCCATATCCTGACGGCATAGATCAACTAAGAGAACACCTCGCAGAAGCTGACCTGCTTATCTGCCACAACGCAAAGTTTGATGTAGAGTGGCTACAGGAAATGGGCTTCGACATACCTGCGCAAGTATTCGACACGATGATAGCAGAGTACTTACTAGCCAAGGGGCAGAACAGAGGTCTGTCGCTGAAGGACAGTGCCATCAGACGTAAGACTGAGAGCATCAAGAAATCAGACCTGATTGATGAGTTGTTTAAGAGTGGTACAGGCTTCGAGGCAATGCCACTAGATACGGTAATAGAGTATGCCGAGGCCGATGTCAGAGCCACTGGGGAGCTATACCTCGCGCAGCAAGAAATCTTCGAGCGTGAACACAATCAGAGCCTAAAGAAAGTAATCCCATTTATGAATGAGATGCTGATGTTTCTATGTGAAATAGAAATGAATGGCGTGAAGATTGACATGGACGCTCTACTAGAGGTGGAAAAGGAGTTTGAAGCCGAGAAGGCAGAACTGGAGAAGCGGCTGAGAGAAATCGCTGAAATGGTTATGGGCGACGAGCCAGTAAACTTTAACAGCGGTGTCCACATGACCAAAGTCATCTACTCACGTGAAGTAATAGACAAGGACATACACCGACAGACGTTTAACATATTCACAGACGATGAGGGCAAACCTCTCAGACCACCTTATATGAGTACCAATCAGTTTGTGGATGCTGTTCGCGCAACTACTAGAGTTGTATTCCGTAAGACTGCTCACAAGTGCAGAGACTGTAATGGCGTAGGCTCCATTCAGCAATACAAGCAGATCACTCGACAGAAGAATGGTAAGAAGTATCGTATCCAAGGTGACCCCTACAAGAACCGTACTAAATGCAAGACGTGTAAGGGTGTAGGTGCTATTTACGTATCTACTGGGGAAGTAGCGGGGCTGAAGTTATCTCCAAGCTCACCCTATGACGCTAGTATCAACGGATTTAAGACCGATAAGGAGACTATCCAGTCACTGATACGTCAGGCAGAGCGCAAAAATAAAGATATTGCCGTAGAATTTCTCACGAAACTTTCTCGCCTGAGTGCCGTGTCTGTCTACCTAGATAGTTTCGTCGCAGGTATCAAACGAGGTACACGATCTACGGGTCTTCTCCACGCAAACTTTAATCAGTGCATCGCCTCTACTGGTCGCCTGTCTTCGGGCGGCGGTATGTCATTAAATTTGCAGAACCAGCCTAAGAGAGGATTTCCTGTACGTAAGTGCTTTGTAAGTCGGTTCGAAAACGGTCTGCTTTTAGAAAGTGACTACTCAGGTCTTGAATTTAGAACGGCGTGTGAGTTGTCGCGTGATGGGCAGGGCATTGCCGACATCATCGAGGGTAAGGACATTCACAGACAGACTGCGAGTATCTGCCTACAGAAGTCTCCTGAAGAGGTGAGTAAGGCAGAGAGGCAGGGTCACAAGTGGGCTAGCTTCCAGCCGCTGTTTGGGGGTACGGGCGCAGGTCAACCAGAGCATATCAAGGCATACTTTGACCGTTTCTATGAAATCTACGATGGCATCTACACGTGGCACCAATCTCTTATGACAGGTGCGCTGAAGAATGGCACTGTCGAGACACCATCTGGTCGCCAGTACTTTTGGCCTAACGTCATACGTACTCGAAACAACCGAGTGACCAAGGCTACGCAGATACTGAACTACCCAGTACAGGGCTTCAGTGCAGACCTAGTGCAGTTGGCGTGTATAAGAACTTTTAGGTTATTCAAAGAAAAAGACCTGATCTCAAAGCTGATACTCACGGTACACGATAGCATCGTCGTCGATACTCATCCTGATGAAGAAGAAATCGTCAAAGAAATACTCACAGAGGCGATGACGAAGGTCGGAGAAGAGGCAGAAAAACGATTTAATTACAGCATAGTAGTTCCTCTAGAAATAGAAATAAGTCGTGGGACAAATTGGCTTGATCAAGAGGAATATGCTTGATTGAAGCACTTAACTAATGTATAATGTAAGTCCACTATTGAGGAATTAGTTATGTCAGAACTAGCAGTACAAGAAAATCACTACACAATGGAAGAAATCGCAGCACAACTTGGTGCAGCATCCCAGTCGGGACCGACAATCCCCACTCTTAAAATGAACTATGAACCAGATGATGCCCCGATGGGTGCATTCTTTCTGAAGACTGGTCAGGATCATGTATACGCCACAGAAAACGTGCGTATTCGTGCCTTCAGTAACCATATTCAATACCAGCATTGGGATGATGTAGATGGCTTAGTAAACAAGTCTCTGCTTATTAAAAATCAGCGTGAAGAGGCGCGTGATATGCTGGGTGGCTTTATGTGTGGGATGCCTACATACGAGCAGTCCATCCAAATGTCTCCTGAAGAGAAGGAGAAATATAAGGGTATGGACCGATATCGTGTAATCCGTGGACTAATTACGTACACAGGCACCACTTCACAGGGCCAAGAGGTAACCATTGAAAACCAGCCATTTAAGCTGGAGACTAAACGTAAAAATTATGGACCGTTTTATCACGATGTTATGAAGCGTTTACCGAATGGTATGAACCTATGGGACTTCGAGAGTATTTTGTCTACGGACAAGAAGAAGAACTCTTATGGTAAGACGTTCTACGTAATGCGCTTTAACCCACAGTTTGCAAACCCGCTGCCAATGGACCAGATGACGTATGATAGTCTTGCCTACGTCACTAAGTTGGTGACTGATGAGAACGCTCGTATCAACCAAGCCTATAAAGAGGCATTGAATATTGAGCGTGAGGTCGGAGAGGCCGCAACAATAGTAGACAAGGTAGAACAGGCTCTAGACGCAGACGTAGCATAATGGGCGTTGTAGAGAATATGTCTAATGAGGTGTACCACCAACAAGGTGGTATATCCTCTTCGGCGGTAAAGACAGTATTTAAAAAGTCAGTGGCTCACTGGAAAGGTGAGAAGCGGAAGACATCTGCGGCATTCGACTTGGGTACGGCGGTCCACGCTCTATTGCTAGAGGAAGACCGTGACCTAGTAGTAAAGGGACCAAAGACCCGCAACTCCAAGGGCTTTAAGGAATTACAGGAAGACCTAGAACAAGATCAGGTACTACTCACGGAAGTAGAGTACCACGTGGCTAATCGTATGGCGACAGAGACTTTAAAGAATAAGGTCTGCCACGATGCCCTGAGACACAAGGATCGAGTAAACGAGGTCAGTATCTTTGCCGAGTGTGAAAACACAGGTCTGATACTCAAGACGAGACCTGACCTGTACATACCCTCTGAGGGAATTGTCTACGATATTAAGACCACACAGGATGCAAGTCCAAAAGGTTTCGCCTCAGAGTGCTGGAAATATTCGTATCCAATCCAAGCAGCCTTCTATCTTTACGTATGTAATCTTGGCGGTATCGAGGTGGATCGCTTCCACTTCATAGCGGTGGAGAAGTCTGCTCCCTACGTAAGTCATATGCACGTAGTCAGCCCTGAGTTGTTGGTCAGGGCTACGGAGCAAATGCACAAGACTTTGGAGATTATTAAGGAAGCAATCGACAAAGAGGACTTTGGCACAGGGTGGGGCGAATATAGCCTCTTAGAACCCCCTAAATGGCTATAAAAACATCCAGTGCCAAGGCGAAGGGCCGACGACATCAGCAATGGGTTAGAGACCGCATTCTCGCTCTATTCCCAAGGCTGCTCCTCCCTGACGATGTCAGAAGCACTTCGATGGGGGCTGGCGGTGAGGACATTCAGTTAAGTCCCGCCGCCAGACGCCTCTTCCCATACTCTGTAGAGTGTAAGGCTTTCAAGAGTTTCGCCATCTACAAAGTTATGGATCAGGCCGCTGAGAACTGTCCGAAGGGAGCGGAGCCAGTGGCAATTATTAAAGGTGATCGCCAGAAACCCTTGGCTGTCATGGACGCAGAACATTTTTTTAAATTAGCAGGAGCAAAACGTGACAGAAGACCTACCAGAAAATAGCATAATGCTAGTCATTAGCTTGGATGAAGAAGCTGAAACGCTCTCCATTACCTCTGCGCAGCACACTAGTGAAGACTTAGACCCAGAACAAGCTCAGACACTTGTAGACATCTACAATGGCCTCTGCCTAGTCCTAGACGGTGGCATGGATTACCTACGCTTTGTAGGCGGTATTCTGAGCAAACTGGAAGAATACAATAATTCGGAAATAGACTTCGAGCCAGACGACGAACTTCTGGAAGCTATTGCAGATGCTAAAGTAGTTAAATTTCCAAGGAAGCTACACTAATGCATTCAAGAAATAGAATGAATGCTGATAGCTATGTAACTCCAGATATGGTGGAGAAGCCGCCACACTACAACGGTAGCCATATCGAGTGCATCGACGCAATGGAAGCTATGGCAGAGGGCTGCGATATCCCTAGCCACGAAGCCTATTGCTGGCAGAACTGTTTCAAGTACCTCTGGCGGTGGCCCTATAAGAATGGCTTAGAAGATCTGAAGAAGGCGCGTTGGTACTTGGACCGATTAATAAAAAAGGTCGAGGAAAACCAACATGATTTCAAAGGATGATATCGTGGCATTTGAGTATTATGACCACGACAATGAATTAATAAGAGATTCAAATACTTACCTAAACAAGACACCGCTGAATATGGTGGAGCAGTTTGCTCGTATTTACGGACAATCTACGGGCCATACTTGGGAGAAGGGTAGCGACAAGGATATGCTGCGCTTCAATCTTCTAGATGAGGAATTTCAGGAAGTAGCAGATGCAAATACACCTGAAAACCTACTGAAGGAATTAGCTGATCTTGTCTACGTAACATACGGTTTCGCAGCCACATTTGGCTGGGATTTAGACGAAGCAGTTCGTCGTGTCCACGCATCCAATATGAGCAAGTTGGGTAGCGATGGGCAACCAATCTATCGAGAAGACGGAAAGGTACTAAAGGGGCCACACTACGCAGCCCCTGACTTAAAAGATTTAGTTTGAGGAGCAAATCAATGATAAAAAACGAATACGGACCAACCCTATCAATTTCTGAGGAAATTCATGCCCAGAAGTACAGGTCTGAGGGGGAAACTTTCCGCGAGGCTATGACACGTGTAGCCGAAGCACTGAAAGATAATGAATCTCATTTCAATAACTTTCGAAATATTCTATATAACCAGCGTTTCCTGCCAGCGGGTCGAGTACAGTCTGCTATGGGCGCACCCCGCCGCGTAACTCCATATAACTGCTTCGTTTCTATGACTATCGAGGACAGTATGGAAGGTATCATGCAAGCCGCACGTAACGCAGCCAAGACTATGCAGCTTGGTGGCGGTATTGGCTATGACTTCAGTACTCTACGTCCACGTGGCGCACTCATACGCAGCCTAGACAGCCGCTCCAGTGGCCCAATGAGCTTTATGGGCATCTTCGACGCAATCTGTAAGACAATTAGCTCTGCAGGACACCGTAGAGGCGCACAGATGGGTGTCCTACGTGTAGACCATCCAGATATTGAGCAGTTTATTCGCGCAAAGAACAACAGCACTGAGCTTACGCAGTTTAACATCTCAGTTGGCGTGACAGATGCGTTTATGAAGGCAGTCAAAGAGGATGCTGACTTTGATCTAGTCTTTGAAGGCCGTGTCTATAAGACAGTTTCTGCACGTGCATTGTGGGATGACATTCTACGTAGTACGTGGGACTGGGCAGAACCGGGAATCCTGTTTATTGACCGTATTAATCGCAAGAACAACCTACACTACTGTGAGAAGATTGCCGCTACAAACCCATGCGGTGAGCAACCTCTACCGCCAAACGGTGCGTGTCTACTAGGCTCATTTAATTTGGCTAAATACATAGTAGAGCATGACGGCAAGTATGTGTTCAATATGAACCAGCTACGTAACGACATCCCTCACGTAGTACGTGCAATGGACAATGTAGTAGACCGTGCAACATATCCGCTGCCAGAGCAAGAGCAGGAAGCTAAAAGCAAACGCCGTATGGGGCTGGGAGTTACTGGCGTAGCTAATGCCATTGAGGCATTGGGCTTTGAGTACGGCAGTGAGCCTTTCCTACGTACCCTAGAAGAGATTATGGGGGTTATTAGGAATGTGGCGTATCGTACTTCTGTGGAATTGGCTATTGAGAAGGGTCCGTTTCCTCTATTTACTCAGGCATATCTTGGCTCTGAGTTTGCTACTACTCTGCCTCACGATATTCGTGATCTCATTAGCCAGCACGGTATTCGTAACAGTCATCTTCTTTCTGTTGCTCCGACAGGAACTATCAGCCTGTCAGCCGACAACGTATCCTCTGGGATTGAACCAGTCTTCTCACATTACTACGATAGAACTATCCAGACCTTCGACGGCCCTAAAGTAGAGCGGGTTGAAGATTATGGCTATCGTGTGTTTGGCGTGAAGGGCAAGACAGCCGACGAGCTATCAGTGTTTGACCACGTTAAAGTTCTTAACGTAGCCTCTCGCTATGTAGACAGTGCCTGTTCTAAGACCTGCAACGTAGGAGACAACATCTCTTGGGAAGAGTTCAAGGATGTCTACATGAAAGCCTACGAAGGTGGGTCGTCTGGATGTACAACTTTCAGAGCTTCAGGTAAGCGGTATGGTATCCTGAATGCAGCCGCTTCAGAGGATATTGCCGAAGAGCCACAGACTGAAGAAGACAACTTCATTGAAGAGGGTGGGGCGTGTTATTTTGACGTAGCCACTGGCCTGAGAAAATGTGAATAAGCAATAAAATAGCCCACAGATCGCTTGACCTATGGGCTTATTTTTTGTTAAAATACTAGCGAATGAGGTCGAGATTGGTCCACCTTGTTCGTTGGTTGAGACCCCTGCCAGAGATGGTGGGGGTTTCTTTATTTAAGGAAACAAATCCATCATCTGATCATCCACTGTCACCGTAGGACGTTCATCCTGTTGAGTTGCTTCGCTCAAGGCAGAGGACGTTGCTATAGGTGCTTCCGATGCTCTATTCACAATTCCTCTGCCTGTCGCCGTAGCTGCTCCTACAGTTACGTCCTTGGCGAGTTTACCAGCTTTCTGCGTCTTGCTGAGACCTTTAAACTCAGAACCATACTTGATCATAAACTCTTTGACACTGTCCAAGGCACCGCGTCTAATATCTGGATTATCTTGGATGGCACCTTTCAGTACTCTTGGTTGGAGCATAAGGATTTTCATCTGCTCCAGTTTGTTCCCCATTGGCAGTCCAGCTACGAGTTTCTTGAATGCAGCCGAACCGATAGCCGCCGCCTGTAGCTGTGAGCCTTCGCCCATACCAAACATAGCACCGAAGTTAGCACCGAAGATACGGGCTGTGTTACTGACTATGTCACTGGCTGGCTTGACTACTTCATTAAACTGGGCAGGGGTCATTGTGCTACGTTGAATACGTAAGCCCTCTTGAATTAGCTGACCAATGTTGCTGATGTCTTCAGAGCCAATTACGCCTTGCTGCTCCATAATCTCTAAGATGCTGAGGTCGTCGGCCCGTCCACTCAGTGGTCGAGTAAGCTCAGTAGTTAGCTTGAAGAAGTCTGGGTTATCATTAGCATCTCTAGCACCCTCAAATAGTGTGTCGATGGTAGCCATGCGCAAGTCTCTGAGCGCATTCTGATCACCCATAGCCTCGTTAGCTAACTTAACGTAATCGTCTACGGGCTTGTTGGAGTTGAGTACCTTACCTATAGCTTCTGGTAACTTACCAGTCTCTGCTATCGCGCTAAACTGCTTAAATATTTCGTCTGCAGTTCTCTGCGCATCTAGTAGGCTAGTGAGTTCCGCTCTAAAATTAGGGAAACCCTCTAGCGCGTCTGCATTCTCAGTAGCAGACATAAAGTTCTCTAGTTTAGCTGTGTCAATAGTTCCGTCTGTATTACGCAGTCTAGTGACCGCACCTCGTAAGAACTGTTCCTGAGCATTAGACATACGAGGGGCAAGCTCTACAGGAGTAGTGTCATCAGGGAATGCTACTGACGTAGTATCACCGCCCTCATTTAGCTGGAAGTCGTCTACTGGTTCAGCTTCTGGTGAGGGAGCTTTGGGATCGAAGTATTCTTCTCCCTGTGGACCACGATACTGGTCGAATGCTTGCGCCCTGCGTCTGGCCTCTTCTGCCAAATCCATTCTACCATCAGCTTCCATCTTATTAGCAAATCGGAATAGCAGTTCAGCCGCCTGTTGTGCCTGACTTAGTTCACCCTCTGCAGGACGATCAGTTGGACTCATTCTCTGAGGATCGGGCGTAGTCTTCGTAGAGGGTAGGGTGGTGCTTGGGGCAGTAAGCTCCGCTGGCATGGTAATGTCATTAGGCTCCGCGCCAATACCCCTAGCAAACTTATCGAACTCTGCCTGAAGTTCCCGCTCCTTTAGGTCATTGACCCGTGGCCCCATAGTGTCTGAAAACTCTGTAGCTCCACGCATTTCAGATAAGTTCTGTGCGCGATTAATTGGAGTACCAGCTAGAGCGTTTTCTAGTACTTGTTCAGGACGCATAGCAGTGCCACCTGTACCTACGGTACTAAGGGCATCCATATTGAAGTAGCGAGTAAAGCGTTCATGCTTTAGACTGCTAAATTTACGTGCAGTTTCTACAGCTTCACCACCAATTTCGTAGGGGATAGCATTTAGTGAGTCTACGGAAGCATTGGCAAGCTCGTCAAAGATACCCGCTCTGGTAAACTCAGACTTATCAGCCGCTTCTCTGGCAGCTTCCAGCATACGAGACCTAAATCTACGAACTTCTGCCACTGATAACGTACCCTCACGGGCCTTCATGGCAAAATTATTAATTGCAGCGTCTAGTTGCCCACCGCCAGCGATAGTCTCGCCGTCTAGAAGCCGCGTCCTGCGCATCTCTGAGATTGTTCGATCTACATTAGAGGCATCTACTTGTAGGCCGTCATCAATACGTCCATACAAGTAATCTTCCATTTCAATGATATTTGCTCTAGCCTCGAATAGAGTTTGCTGGGCGACTTTAGAAGCCTCAGTCTGGCGCATATCAGGTGATAGATTTGTTAACCTAGCATTTGCCTCGTCTTGTGCCAATTTGATACGTGTGTCTAATATGTTTTGGAAGTAGCGTTCACGTAGAGTATCGGCTGCGAACTGGTTACCTGCTCTGGCAAGACGCTCAGATGTAGCCAAAATTTGGGAAAGTGCTGTATTAACCTCTTCGGCTACTGCAGCGGAAAAGTTTATACCTTTATCAGAGCTACCACTAATTAGTCCGTTCTGTATAGCTACTAGTGTAGGGTTATCGGTAAGAGTACCAGCGGGTAGGTTTACTCCGTCTACTGGGCTGGCATCTCCCAGCGCAAGAGAGGTCTCTAGGTCTTGGATAATACGCTCTGGAGTGTGTGCATCAGCCGCCTCAGTAAGACGATCTGCTAGGGTAGTATCCCCCGCGTCAGTAGCCGCCTTAGCTTGATCTAGGAGTATCTTACGCTGTTGCTGTGCAGCTAGTAGTATGTCATTGACGGCACCCTTACGAGCGGCCCCATCGCTGAAGCCAGCGACTAAGTCTTCTAGGGTCTTACTGGTAGCGTCTGCAATTCCACCAACTCTAGAAGTGGCAGAGGCAGCATTACCGCCTACTAACGCACCTAAGAACTCTGCTCCCATTTGCGCCCAAGGGTTATCTCCCAGACCAGCCTTCTCAATAAACGCAGTCAGTCCAGCCGCACCCGCTGTGGCACCGCCTTCAATATTACGAAAGCGAGTAGGGTTCTGTGCAGCTTCTTTTATAAGTGGATTAGTAAGGCCAATACCTGCCTTAGCAGTCTTTAAAATAGCAAAGGCTGGAACAAGGTTTTCAGTGACTACACGACTAACGCCAAACTGTGCGCGGTATTCTTCTGGCACATTCTCCCTAGTGACGTAGGTATTCTCGCCAAGAACCGCATTACCTATATTTCTTATATTTTGACTACTGCCCAGAGGCGCGGGATTACCTCCTACTACAAAGTCTTTTGGGTCTGTGCTTAGATAAAACTCTGGGTCATAATTAGGGGAGTTGGGATCGTCCACGCCTTCGGGAGCATTAATGCTAGCCAGCTTGTTTACTCCCTGTCGGAATAAACTCTCACCAGACGTTAACCCCATGTTAACTAAATCGACGGGTAGGCCAAGAAGGTTTGTAGCTGCAGTACCAACACCCTTAACACCAGCCTTAACGCCGCTATCAATGCTAGTATCAATAGTATTACCAGACATAATGAAGTCTAGTAGGGCAGTAGGCGGGACACCATCTTGAATAGCTGGGGCCAAGTCGAATGGCTTACCATCCATGTTAAAGGCAGTACCAGCCTGACTGACGATGTCATTGAAAATAGCTTCGTCGCTCTCTCCAGAGTTACGCCGCTGTTGGATTTTGGCTAGGTCTAACTCTCCAGAAGTCTGTTGCTCTTCTACAGGCTCGTCACCAAACGGATTTTCATCTACCGCTTCATCGCCAAATGGATTTACATCAGCCATATTACTTACCTTTTTTAATGTAGGTTTTGCCTTGGTAGATATACTTCTCGCCAGCCTTTATCTGGGCATACTTTGGATCATCTGTGCCAGTTACAACGGGTAGGCTGGAAGTATTTGTACTATCAGAAGAACCTGCATTAGACTTAAAGACGCTGTCTGTAACACCCTTACTATCGCTTTCCTGCTTACCCTCAATGGACTTAATCAATTGATCATATAATTTAGAAAGTGGAGTAATGGCTCGTATAGCTACGTTAGCTTTACTCTCAGCGGCAGTGTTAATGTTACCTTTGTTACCAACACTGTCTATGATATTCTTTTGGTTAATTATAGATTGGTCTAGCAGGTCTTTAATGGCCTTCATATCCCGTAGAGCGTCTGGTTTACTGTACCAGAATTGTTGAGATTTTGGTAACAGGTCTTCAATCTCTGCTTTTAGCTGTACACTGTCTCGTAGCCCGGGAAATGCAGAGATGATGTTAAACTTAGTTACCTTAACCAGAGAATCTAAGGTTGTAGCCGCATCTGCAGTATCAGGAGCCATTGTCTGGTTAAAGATACCAGAAAATTTGTTACCTATTTTACCAAAGAAACCTTCAGGGCCAAATGCGGCCTGAATATTTTCTAAATCTTCAATACTGCCTGAGAAACCAGAGGCTTTTAATGCCTCTTCCATCTCAAGTTTTGCAGCCTCTAAGTTGGCTTTTTCTTCTTCAGTAAGGGTAGACTCCACAATCCTAGAAGTTGCATCCTCAACAGTCTCAGTACCCCCGATTTCACTCTGTTGGTTTGTGGCTGTATCGACGATGACTGGTCTGCCGAAGCCATCACTAGTCACCTTAATAGTACCATTGACGATACCCAAGGCACGTTGACGGTCAATACCGCTCTCCACTAGTGCCTCTACCTTAGCCGCATCGTCCATGCCAGCTACAGTATTTAGAGAGCCTTCAATGATTGGCTTGGTAGTATTAAACCACTCAGTAGCCTCTTTGCGCTCTGCTTCGTCGTCAGATAGCAGCATAGAACCAAACTTAATTAGGTCTGCAGTGTAGTTTGCGGATGTGTAGCTTTGCTGCTTATCCTTGACTGCCTTACTCTGCTCTTCCCAATTACGCTCAAATTCAGCTAGCTTGTTGCGGTAGTCTTCGCCTTGTAGATCAGAGACACCTTCTTCTTCCATGAAGCTCTGTAGAGCGGCCTGTTTAGCCGTAAGCATCTGACCGTGGTTAGCTGGCTTGACTGGACTGTAACCGTCCTCTGTATATTTTTTAAACTGCTCTTGAGTAGTTGCCTCTACTTCGGAACCATTTAAGTACAGTGTCTGCTTAACGTAGTCTGGTTGTTCTGCAGGTTTAATTACAGACCATTCATCGTTAATAGCCTCTTGTTCTTCGGCTTTAGATTTAACAGTCCACTCCGCACCATCTTTATAGAGTGTACGTGAGTATTTTTCTGTAGCCGCTGGTTTAATAGGAGAGAAGTTAGCTTTTATAGCCTCATCATAATCTTCTTGGTTGAATACCTCTTGGGACTCTCCTGCAGCATTGTACAGCATACGCGGTTTAAAGTCTTCAGGCTCCGCAGGTTCTACAGGAGACCATTCATCCTTAATAGCCTGTTCATAAGTAGCTTTATCATAGATAGGCCACTTCGCACCATCTTTGTACACAGTACGAGTTGGGAAGTCTGCAGGGTCTGCAGGTTGAATACTATCAAAACCCTGCTTGCGTAATTGAGCTTCTTCCACAGCATCTCTAGGAGTAGTCTTACGTCCATCTGGGTGAAACATCTCTACACTTATGTAATCAGCTTCACCGAAGGATGCTAGTCTGCGATCTAAATCTGCACGGCGTTCTGCAGTAATTGATTGATCAGAAAGCTCATAACGAACTTCATCAATATCCATCTCTAGTACGTTCTTACCTCTAGACTGACCAAACTCAATACGGCCTTCAGAAGAAAGATTATTGATACGCGCACTCTCAGCCTCAAACGGGCCATCGCCTTGGCGTAGCTGCCCTAGATCATTCATTTGCTGATCGATGTCTGCCTGTGGCGTACCCTCTACGTAACTAGAAGACTGCTTCATAATAGCGTCTAGGTCTGCAAACCCAGTAATTCCTAGGTTAGTGACCACACTACGGACGGCATTCTTATTGTCCTCGGTTACATCATAACCCTTAACAGTCAAATAGCCGTTAACCAGACGCTCCTGAGCCTGTACCTTTTTATCTTCTTCGCGCTGCGCCTTGGCAATTGAACGGGCATTGGCGCGGGCCTCTCGCCGCTTCTCCAATTCCTCTTGGCGTTTGGCCTCGTCCTGTCTACGTATACCAGCGGCTATTTGGTCGGCAAAACCTGAGAAGTAGTCCCGTGGCTCCTTGTAATTACCAGCGGCAATATTGGCACGTACTTTTGCAGCCTCACTACGAAAGCTCATCTTCAGGCTCCTCTTCTGTTACTTCGCCTAGCATAGCCGCTTGCTCTTCAGGACTAGCCACCATGTCGCTTGGTTCAGGCATTGACATGAGACCTCGGTTAGCGGCCTCCTGCACCATAGATTGTTCTATATCACCAGTCGCCTGTTCCTCTGGATCATCAATAGACATTCCAAGAGAAATCTTGAGTAGGGTAGGTGTAATTGCTACGCGGTCCTTGTCCTCAATACCCATCTCATACTTGATGTCTACGTCCTTAGCGGAAATCTCAATGTAACGGGCTAGGGGGCCAGCGCAGAGTATGGCTAGGTCTATGCCTATCTTACCCTTGCTCACGGCCTGTAGGAGTATGGTAGTTACAATAGTAGTGATGTGAGCGTCTATGCCCAGCATAGCGAAGACCAGTTCCTTCTTCTCTGGCTCATCAATTTTATCAATCAAGTAGCTGACTGCTTCGTCATAATCTACAATATCTGGTGGTCGGTGCCACGCATAGTTGCGGGTGTCTGACAAATAGTTTGCACCGGGAATTGGAGCATTAAGCCTCATCTTCTAACTCCTCTTCCTTCTCAATTGTACTGTCAGTCTTCTCGTCTAGAAGTTCTTCTTCTAAGTCGTCAAAGTACTCAGGGGTAAAAAACACGCCGTCTGGCTTCAGGGCTGCAGTATCCTTGAGCAATTTGCCCTTCAGAAACTGCTTGATAGATTTCTTTACTGCATCATCAAACGTCATTGCTTATCATCCCGTAATTAACCATGAGGTATCCATGTTCACCTTCTATGACGGCCTCTGGGTGGGTTTTCTGTACTTCTTGGGCTAGTACGCCGAATGTCGGGTATTTATCTGCGCCAATGCGCTTACCTTCTTCATTCCAGTCCCAAGTGTAGAAGTTAACACCCTTCAACGTATCGTAGTGCTGGATGTTCTCTTTCAGGCGTACATCAGATAGACCCTTCAGGAAGTCCACAGCCCACTTAGAACCTGAGCTAGAGCCTAGGAATGCGCCACCAATTGTCAGTAGCCCTTCCATAAATCCGCTACCGCCCTTCTGCCCAGACTGCGCTTGCATCTGCGCAATCAGTAGACGTAGCTCACGCTCTTGGTCGTTGTCCGTTGTCTTCCAAATGTAGTCTAGGAGGTTGTCTGCGTAGTCCCACAACTCGGCTTGCTGCTCTGAGGTGAGGTCTAGGGCAGACTTAACGTCAGTAGTGTATGCATCGAACTCCGCTTGGAAGGTGGTAGTCTCCACAGTCTGTCGCCATTTAGCATTTGCCAAGTCTATCTGGTACTGCATCTCAGCTACAAACTTTTGACGGTCATTGCGGATGTCTGCGTTAAACTGTGCAGCGTCATTAATCTCGCCAGCATTGAACTTCAGTAGTGCGTTGATCTCAGAGGTATTGTGCCGCTGAATATTCACAGCCAGTTCATCATAGAACTTCTGCATATCGTTGGCGACTTCTGCGCCGAACCTACGAGCTACGTTGGTAGCATTAGTGTTATCAAACAATGCCTGAACGAGTGCTTGCTTGTTAATTACTTCTGCCTGTTGCTCATTAGACAGGTTGGTCAGGTCCATCTCTAGGAAAGCCTTGGCATTCTGCACGGCTGCTTGAGAGCGTACATCCAAGTTAGCCAACTCAATCTGTGACAAGACCTTGGCCTTATTGATAATGGCTTCCTGCTTATTGTTCAGGTTCTCTACAGTCAGTGTCTGGAAGAAGGTGGCTTCCTTCTCAGCTACTCCCATCATAGATTCCATAATAGCATTAGACATTGCAGCGGTTGCCGCCGTACCTGAGATACCGTTGAAGCTAATGGAACGCATGACATCGCGGTTAACTGCTTGCGCCCAAGGTGGGATAATTGGATTACCGTTAGCGTCTTTAAATTCAGCCGCAATAGTCTTCATCTGCCAGACTATGGATGTCTTGGCATCTACAAACTCTTTACCTTCGCGTACCAGCTTATCAGCCAGTAGCTTACCTGCAGTAGTACTGGTGTCGATGACTTTGGAGAGGTCTACGTTAGCCCAGTCATTGAGTGCAATACCCAGTTCGTTGGCAGTGCCATCTGCATTAACGCCAGTAGCGGCACCAGTAACGTCAATAGTGTACTTATCCGCGTCTACTAAGTTCTCATCTCTGATTTCGCCTGTGACTGGGTCCACCATCTCATTGTCTGTGAGATTAGCCATTTCTGGATCGTAGGTAGTACCAGTCTTATCCTCTACATCGTCTACAGTCGCTATGTCTTCGTTGGCTACGGTATTAGGGTCGTAGCCCTCATTATCACCGAGCGAGTAGTTAGGGTCATTAGGATCAATGTTCGTACCCTCAGCGTCAGCGTCTAGGGTAGGGATCAAGTCAGACAACTTCATTCCACGGTCTTCGAGGAACTTCATAGGGTCTGCGATGATGGCGTTTGCTTCTGCAGCATTTGTCACAAGACCTGCAGCCTTAGCCATCTCCACAATCTGATCTATGTTAGTAGTATCCCCAGAGCCGCCATCTGACGGCTGTGAGTTGTCCTGCTCTTCCTGTAGAATGCGGTCTGCATCGTCGTCATTACCCTGCGCACGTTGCTCTGCAGCCATGATCTTGTATTTACTGGTGGACTGGTCGTAGCCTTCCATACCGGGAAATAGTCCATTGGCATCCTCTTTCAGAGAATCCATGACCTTCTGCTCACCGTTAATATCTACGACTTTGACTTCGTAGGGCAGTCCCAAGAAGTTATATGAGTAGGACATCTCCCCGTTATTGTAGACTTGGCGACCATCTACTACGGAACCTTTCTTAATGTCTTCCTCTGGGTCTAGGTTGTTTGCCCATCCAGAGATTGTACCAATGATACCTACTGGCGAGGCAAATCCTAGAAGTTTAGAAATACCAGATGGAGCCGAACCCGCTGGTACAAAGTCTTCATTTGTACCGCTGGATGTTATGTTCTCAGAATTAGTACTCTCACTATTAGCCGAACCTGAGTAGACGGCCTTGCCAGAGTTATCACTCCCATAACCGCCAGAGCTGTTTTTTTCAACTACTTTACCAGCATTACTACCTGAGTCGTAGGTAAGTGTACCGCCTACGTATGAAGCACCATCATTAGGGGTAAACGTATTAGCTACGCTCTCAGTAAAGCTATTGCCACCGCCAAATGTATCTGACCAAAAGCCCATTATAGTTTACCCTTCTCTGTTTCACACGCACGAATACGGTCCCGCAACTTTGCGTAGTCTGCTATTGCCATTGGGATTGTCGTGTAGTCTTCAGGTAACGCATCTAGCTCAGTGGCTAACTCTTCGTTCCATTCTGTTGAGTATTGTGAGATTGGTGGACAATAAACGTCCAGCTTGGTCCTATAGACCGCTCCCGCGCAACCTGTCAGTGAGAGACTTACGATCATCAATATTATCGTCTTCATGCTCTGCCATCGCTTTGTAAAAATCAGTCGCCTTTTTTTGCGCCTGTAGATCGTCCTTCAGGACTTTATTCTTCTCATTAGCTGCCCCACGCACCTTGCCCATTACGTAAATAATAGGCAGGGCTAGGGCCAATGCGCCAATGATGTAACTCTTAATCTTGCCGAAGATAAACATCAGTGGATACCTTCTTTATTGTCCTTGTATCGAGCGTATGCTGCCAAGGCGATGCCGCCGATAGCACAGATTAAGAAGATGGTTTTGAGGCTGTCTGCGTAGGGAACTAGCCCCTGTAGCTCACCTGCTACCTCATTAAGACCCGTAGCCGCACCCGCAAGTCCTACACCTGCCATAGTCTTAGACTTGGTTAGGGGCTTGGGATGCTCTGCCGTAGGCTTCTGGGGCATCTCAGGACCACCCTCGTCGGAGGGTAGCTGGGCATCACGACTAAAGATTGCTGCCTCTGCAGCGCGGCGACGAGTAAGCCCACGAAGGGGCTGTAGCTTGCCGTCTACTCTGGCCTTGTTCCAGCGCATGATCTGCTCTGGGCATTCGTCGTAATTTCCGCTGTTCAGACGCTTTAGCAAAGTTGATGACCTGAACGCCCCGCCGCCTAAGTTGAATACGAAGGATGTCAGCGCATCAAACTGTCCTTGGGTCAGTGGCACGTTAACAGACTTCTTAACTATCTTTGCGTGTTCGTTAAGATCATCTATTAGACGCTGCTCTGCCTCTGCCACGGTACACTTCATACCAGAGCGAATACCCTTAGTTGCGCCATATCCTAGCGTCCACTTTCCAGCGGGGCAGCGATATGCGTGTACTAGGCCATCGTCCTTTAGCTTGTGTAATCCTTCAAACTTCTTAACGAGTTCAATACAGTCTTTTGATACTGAGGTTGGGTGCATTACTTATCCTGTCGTTGCATAAGGCGATGCGAAGCCAGTATTAGGTGTATTGGCTGACATCGCTGGGCTTAGGTTGCCCATTGATACGTTTGCTCCCTGACGCATATTTAGTTGAGATAGTCTATTCAGGCTCTGATTGATGTTTAGAACCTGATCCCCTATACGGTTGCCTCCCGCATCGAAGGCTCTTAGCAGTAGGTTACCGTTATCATCTACTGCGCGTGAAATTGATGTACCATTATCCGAGATGCTGTTCTGGATTAGGTTACCTTGGTCGTCGAATGCCTGACCCAACTCGCGGAACTCGTTACGCATATTAACGTCTAGATCAGTCTGCTCTGCAGCAATCCGAGACAAGTCACGTGCCTGAGTATCCAGCTTCTTATCCTGTGCGCTGAAGCCAGATGCAATTGCACGTAGCTCTGTATTAGTATTTGCTTCAGCACTGTCAAAGCGTTGGTCAATCTGCCCAAGTAGTGAGCGTTCATACTGCTCCGCATTATCCAGCATAGTGCCTACGTTCATCTGTACTGCACTAATCTCGTTGCCGTTAGCATCCAGCTTACGCTCAATGACGTTGCCTTGGTCATCCATAGCACGGCTAATTGTATTACCCTGCTCGTCGATTGCGTTGGCAATGAGGTTACCGTTCTCATCGAAGGAGTTGGCGAGTGTCTGGTATTGCTGCTTAGTCTCAACACCAATTGTGTCTGCAGTAGTCTGAATAAGATCACGAACATTACCGAGGCGAATGGACAAGGCTTGCTGTGCAGTCTGGTCTGCTAGAGAAGCCTCTGCGAAGCCAGTGCCTACGTCACTACCGAGTTGCTGGAACCCAGTATCAATGCCAGTACCCAGAGTACCAATCTGTTGAGCCAAGTTAGTCTGCCCCTGAGCAGCCGCCTGAGCAAAGTTACCCAAGTCCTCACGCAGACGATCAGTCTGGTTAGCCTGTGCCGTTGCGAGGTCTGCGCGAGTTTGTTGCGCCAGTTCCGTATCCTGACCGTAACGATCTACGTAGGTGTCGAAGCTAGACTTAAACTCGTCTTGTCCAGCTTGTAGATTGTCTTGGTTAGCCATCATCTGAGTTGCATAGGTATCTGCAGTAGATGACATAGTGTCTAGGCTCCCCTGCAGGTCACCCTGACCGCCGAGGATATTAGCCTGTGTATTCGTAAGCTGAGTATTGACTGCGTCAGCATTCGCGGCACGTTCACTAGCGGCATCAGCCATGCCAGCGTCTACAGTGTCAAAGCGAGAGCCAGCGGCATCGAAGCCAGCGTCTACAGTGGACTGTACGTTATTTACGTTGTCACCGACTGTGTCCACGGACGATTGTACGTTGCCTACGCTGTCGTCTAGAGTATCGAAGCGACCACCAGCCGCCGCAAAGCCCGTGTCTAGGGAAGACTGTAGGCCACCAGTGTTATTCTCTAGGGCAGTCAGTAGGTTGTTATAATACTGCTCACGGCCTGTAGAAGCGTCAGTGAAGTTGTCTGCCATACTAGTGCCGTAAGAGTTTAAAAGCTCAGTCAGGTTAGTGAAGCCAGTGTCCATCTTCGCACCTGCTCCAGTGAAGCCTGTGTCGATTTTAGACCCTAGTCCAGTGACCCCAGTAGATATATTATCTAGCTTAGTACCCGCGCCAGAGAAGCCCTCTTCGATCTGCGTACCCAGCCCAGTCTGATTGTTCTGAAGCTGTTTATACTGATCATCTCCTAGCCCCGTGTTAGTGACCGTGGTGCTTTTGTTAAAACTCATGTCTTTATCCTTTCACGGCTAGGAATCCTACGTCCCTGTAGCCCATCCTTTCCAGAAATTTTTTGTAGCCAGTTCCGTAGGCTTCAGTAGACGCGCCGATAGAGATTTCTTCTGCGCCATTCTTGCGGCCCCATTTTTCGAAAGCGTGGACCATTTGCTTTAAAATGAGCGGTGCATATCTACGGTGTTCTGGTAGAATACACACCGCCCAGTCTCCCGCATACTTCATGTCACTAAAGTAGTGGTAGTCTACGTAGCCATGAAAATAACCGAGTATTTCATCTGAGCCTTGTCTAAGAGCAACCGCTACAAATACAGGGCTTTTGGGCTGTAGGCTCATGGAGAGAAGCTGTCTTACTTTTTCTTCTTTGTAAGTGAATACGCTGTATCTAGAATTGTCGTGTAGCCATTTGGCTATCTTCAGTACAGCGGGGAGGTCTGTCTCTCTGAGCCGTCGAACATAGACGGTCATACGTACCTAGTTAAATAATTTAGTATGCAATCAGTATAGCACTTAGTTAATTGCTTTTCAAGAAGATTATGCTGCTTCTTCTACTTCTTCTTGTGCTAGACTTTTAGTCAGTAGTTCTACGAAGGCTTGCTTGCCTACGTTCAGTTGATCGAGGTTAAATTGAGTAGTATCAATCTTTCGATTTAAGTCTGCAATGTGATTTACCATGATCTTTTGCTGATCAGTAAAACTCTCTGCGTCATATTCTTTGTCGTTGATGACAATGGTTTGCTTTTTTTCTGCCATTGCTTTTCTCCTTAGTTATACCGCATCCTTAACTGCTTGCGGCGTAGCATCGACTACCGCCTGTGCCGCTGCACGTTCTTCGTTGCACAACGATTTACACCTCTTGCGCTGCATCACGCTCTGAACGTGTTTGGTAGTCATCCCGTGATGTCACCAAAGTTACAAAATCAGCTTTGTTACTTGGGATGGGATCAGTAAAGGTATCATCATTCATAAGTTGTTGCGTCCAGTTTTGCTGCATACGCTTCCAACAGTTGTTGATCTTACCATCAACTGCGCCTTGCACCCATTCTTGGATGTCCAGTAGATCATTTAACAAAACCTTTTCGTCTGTATCATCTACCGTGATTGTGATTGTTACTGCCATTGTTTCACTCCTTTATGTGAGGGTTATTTCGCCCATTATCCCAGCATATAGCCTGACCATCTGGTGTAGTTAGAATCGGCTACAACGGTTGTCTGATTAAGTGTGCCGCCATTTTGATTTATTCTAAGAAACGCCGTGTCGCCTTGATCCATGTCTGCGACGAATGACCAAATAAACTGAAAACTAGTGTCGGCACTAAGTACGTTTCCTGGATAGAAAAGATAATGATAATTCCGATTGCTTGTGGAACAATCAAGAACATAATAATTGGCGGCGGTATCTATGGCAGAAACCAAAAGTTGAACATTCATTTGATATTTACCTGTTACAGGTGCAGTGAATGTATTTGATGCAAAGTTTCCACCAACATCATAAGCCTCATAATTCATGGTGATAGTTGCCCAAGAACCTGAACTTGTGGTTTGTGTGGTTGTTGTGGTGTGCAACAAGAAGGCAGGTTGATATTGTTTTCTAACCTCACCGCTTTGCCAGATACGCATACGCTCCGTACTATCCGTGGAGAAGGTAATAGGAAATGAGCCTTCGCTAAATAGGTAGCGATCATATGCGGCAGAGCCATATCCTAAACTGCCTGAACTGTTTTCTATGCCAACACGAAAGTCCTTACCGTTAAAACTCTCGTACAACGTCTGTGCGCCTGAGTTATTAGAACCGTAAAGTCTAATCGTAGTGCCGATAGGTCTTTCTACGTTAATATCAAAAACAGTAGTAGGTGCCTGACCACCAATGGACACGCTTTCATCTACAACTGTAAGTGGCCCTGCTTTTAGGTTATCGCCATTCTTGTAGGCCATATCGCCTAAGTCAGCATTTGTAGGCACCTGATTGGGGTCTGTTCCGATTAGTTTAGCCATTAGTTATCTCCTGCCCATTTGCGGTAGGGCGTTGCAGGTGCATCCACAGTCGGTAGTTCCGCTTCCTGTGCAGCCGTAAGTTCTTCCCGTAGGTTTGCGTGATAGCCCTCAATCGCTTCCATCTCAGGGTATTCCATGCCCTCACCGTCAGTCAGCATAGTGCCTGTCTCACGGTACATAGTGCCGATGATGTCTAGCATGGGCGTGTCTGCCATCCACTCGTATGCACCGCTAGGGCCGTCCCACTCTGCGTCAGGCTCTAGATCGTCTGGACGACTGTTGAGTGCATCAGTGGGGTCATACTCTTTGTGCGCCAGCGATGCAGCTTCTAGGGCTTCCCAGAGTGCAGCTTCGGAGGTGGCTTTGAGGTAATAGGTTGTCATAGCTTATGCCTCCGTCATTGCTTGCAGTGTGGCGTTGGTTAGACGTTCATTCCAGAATGCCACTTTTGACAAATGCCCATTTAATAACTGCGCACCATTCCCAAAATGAATACTATTTATACCATAAAGGTCTGGTACAGAGGCATCTGTTAAGACAGTTCCACCATTACCTGATGTTGCAAAATCATCTTTACTATAAGCAGTTGCTATTCTTAACTCTTGGTTAGCCGTAATAGTACCAGTTGGATTGGTGTCAGCATATATAGTATTATCTAAATATATAGTTGAACCAGAAGCACCGTTTGCCCGATAGTACTGATAGTGATAATTACCGCCTTGTGGTGTAGTGCTAGAAGCCAACCTTGAACCAATTAATACAGGCGTTGGCCCACCCACAGTATTATCTCTTGCTACAGTTGAAGCAGAATAGACTGTAAAGTCACCACCATAATAACCTATCTCTGAAGAAGACATTGCAGCATAATCAGCCGCCCTAGTCACAGTAGACCCAGAGGTGGGGATGTATGACGTTGGGAAGGAGCCAGCTTCTACTTGCGTTCCCCAGATGAGAATGCCAAAACCATATTGGCTTGCTTCAGATTGCCATGCCGCATCGGTCATATCTTGATCCATGACATGAATTTGGCAGCTATCTGTATTTGTTATATTCGGGTATGTCGCAACACACCTATACCAACCGTTACCTACGTCTTTTATACTATAAGAAGTAACATCATTTAACGGGTAGTCAGGATCGGCAGGTGCTATTCCTGCGCTACCTGTTACGCCCTGTTCCAAGTCAAACACAATCTGGTGCCAATAACCGTTTATCTGCGCTCTAAAAGCACCATACCTAAGTCCCGCCGCTTTCATGTAGCACGACATTGTAACAGGGTTACTGCTAGTAGCACTCAAGATAAATCTAACCCTATGCTCTACTGACCCTGCGCTTTGTGATGGAGACAGCATTAAAGCGTCACCGCCGCCATCAGGGGCAACTCCATAATTAGGATACCTAGTATTAAGTGTTCCACTAGGGTTCCAAGCCGAAGCGTTAAAACCTTCAGAATAGGTAACTTGGTTCGTCCGACTTTCCTCAATCAGCAAGCCCTTGCTTTCACCTGTCACTGGATCGTGGTCAAACCGTGCCTCACCTGATGCCGATGTTTGCAGTGTCGGTTGGTACTTCACTATGGGACTAGAGTTGGTTGGGGTATAGGCTGTGACACTAGACCGTTGTTCTAATTGTGGCCCCCATAATGTAATCTCAGTACCTATCGTTGGGGAGGAAGTGCCCCAAGGGTTGCTATTAGTATTACTATTTTCAATTGAGATGATGTAATAATCATTAGTATCTTGAATATTAGCCAATATGCAACGGTACCACCCATTACCAACACTTTGAATTGATGCCGTGCAATTAGAACTAAACCCTACTGCGCCATTTGTAACATCAAAATAAGCCCACACGTTATTGTTGGGAGCAGCAGACGAAAATGCTACCCAATCTGAATTAGAATACTTAGCATAAAACGATACAGTAGACCCAATAGGGACATCTATCTGTCTGTATACACCACTATTTCCTGCGTTAGAGGAACGAACAGTTATAGCAGTAGAAGTTCCGTCTGGGGCGGTTTCTGTAGTAGAAGTTGTTGTAACCCCTGCGGCAAAACTCCAACCGAAGAAAGATGTAGAATACGGTAGCAAATTCTCTTCAGCCTTAGTCGTCGTCTTACCATCCCAGTAAGTCGCAGTGCTGCCACGGGTAAACGTGATCCGTGGATCAAGGGTCTTGCTGTTGGCAAAGTCTAGCAGAAGGCTAGGACGGACGGTTGGTAGGGCTTCTGTGCTATCATACTGACCTGCCGTTACCGTGCCTGTGATAGTGGCAGTGGTAGCACCTACGTCACCCGTGATGTCCACCCCGTCAGCGGCAGTTGAGAGTTTAATCTGATTACCGTGAAACAGTTCAACTTCACCGCCATCTACAAATCGTGCATAGTTGGAACTAAAATTCGTATTGGCGAAACGAATATCAGTACCTAAAACCCATAACTCGCCGCCAGTACCTTGTTCCCAGATGTAGCTGTTACCAGTGGAGACATCATGGTAAATACGCAGATCGTTATCATCACCTAGACGAATTTGTACGTTATCGCCTAGATCGACGTTACCAGTAAACGTAGGGCTTGCGAGTGGGGCAGCACCAGACACTTCCGCTACTGAAATAGTACCGTCAGCAAACTCGCTACCGTCTGAAATAAAATCGGCTAGTGTCCGTGCTTTTGACATTTAAGTTTCCCCGTAATTATTCTGCAGCCTGTGCCGCAATGTGGGCTGCGTATGCGTCTTTTACTGCTTGCGTATGAACGGCTGCGCAGATGGCTTGCACCTCTGTGCTTTCACCTGTGATGTCTGCATCTGGTGCGACTACATGGCGTGAGAATGATCGGCTGATCTCTATACCGTCACGCTTGATGACCGTGGCTGTACGCACTTGAACGTGCTTGAAGTCGCCTACGACCTCTATTTTGTCTTGTACTGTTTCTTCTGTTAGTGCCATCGTTTATCTCCTTAGTGAGCCTCGCACGAGGCGAGAGCTATGATGGTTGGACTGTCCGACCCAAAGCTATGCAGTGGGTTATGATGTCATGTATACGAGTGTGCCTGCGTATGCCCCTGCTTGGTGGTTGTTTCCGTTTCTGGCATTTCCCGATTTATCGTAAATAAATAAAGAAGAACCACCATTGTAGAGCGCACCAAAATGTTCATCTCGTGTTGCATTCAAAGCAGTCATAACTGTAAGCTGTACGCCGCAAGCTGCTGTATTACTAATACCCGCAGCAAAAGGAAGACCCGCTATGTGTGAATTTCCTGTGTATGTACCTATATTGGTTATGCTCATGTAAAAATTAGCCATAACCATTCGGCCTACTTTTGTATAATAACCAACTCTAGTGCCGTAAGTAACACCACTGTAACCCGACATCGCAGGTGTCCAAGTCCCCTCCTCATAGTCATCCAGCTTATTAGCCGACCCAGTGCCGCCAAGGTAGACACCGCCAGAGAGCATTAAATCCTTGAACCTATGCCCTGTGCGACCCAGTTCAACGACGTCATCACCAACAGGGTAAATCCGTTTGTCTGTATCTGGCTGAAAAACTAATCCAACATCAGTATCAACAGAGGAGCCAATAGTTAGTCTTTGGGTTGAGGTTAGCCCAATACTCCCCACCTGACCAGAAGAGCCTGAATAAAACTCAATTATACTACCATCATTGGAGTTGTTGCTGTCACCATAACGATCTAGTTTTAGGGATGCGCCTTTGTATTTTAGGCTTTCAATAATGCCATTACCAATAGCCGTGCCATTAGAACCAGAACCAACTGGTGTGCTATCAGTAGTCCCCACCAGCAAGTTACCATACTGGGTAAGCTGCATTTTCTCCGAGCCGTTGGTTTTAAACTGGATATTACCTGTTGTTCCACTTTCAAGCGTAAGTATTTTGCCATAACCAGTTTGCACGGTCAGGCCAGTGCCGTTTGTACTGAAGATAGTCCCGCCCTGAACACCGTTGCCTTGTAAGTCTAAACGACCTGTTGTAGAACCGTTGATGGTGAGGGATGTTTGGCCTGAATAATTTTGTGGAGTCTGAGTTCCGAGGCCAAGATTTCCCGCCGATGTCAGCCTCATAGTTTCAGTGTTAGATGTTCTAAACTTAATACCACCACTATTTGCAGCAATATCTAACAAGTCGTCATTCACCTGATAACCAAACTGCGACTTAATGGTGCCTGAAGTATTTGTTAAAGCGATATAAGGCCAATTAAGCGATGTTTGCTGTACTGTTAGAGGATTGACGGGCGTATCTGTGCCAATCCCCAAATTCATTGTACTAGCATCCCAGACGAACTTGGCGTTTCCAGAGGTGTCGTAGAAGCTGATGTCGCCGTTAGAGGCAATCTTCATTCGATCTGTTGTACCAGCCGTTTCAAAAATAATGTTACCGAAGGATGATGTGCCGTTTGAACGAAGTTTAAGGTCATACCCACCACCCGCTTCAAGAACTGTGCTGAAGTCGTTGGCAAGGCGGGTTATGTTTGTGGTGGACTGATCAACAACAAATGTTCGACCCTGCGCTGCACCAATCTGTACCCGTTGAGTTGGGGTGCCTGTGGTACCAATACCCAAATTACCATTGAGGCTAACATCGCCAGTATGCGTTTGCTGAACATACTTCGCATCAGACTGCGTTTCTGTGAGGTGATCGGCTAGGACGAATGTACCATAAGCCACAATGTCCACGATGTCGTTGTTAGCAGCACCAGAGGCTAATACAATGCTTGTACCGTTTACGGCTGTGAAGTCAGTTCCTGCTAGTAGCTTTACGCCGTTTAGGTAGACATCCACATAACCTGCATCATAGGTAGCAGCGAAGACTGTCTGACCTGCAGTAGCGGTGTAAGTCTGGCGGTCTGATGTACCGTTGACTGATGAACCTGCGTTTACCCAACCAGAAGAGCCGTACACCTTCATGGTGTCTGTAGTCGTATCGAAGTATAGCGCACCAATGATTAGCGCATCACCGTCATTGTCTACAGTAGGTGCTGTAGCCTTTGCGCCTAGATAACGATCATCGAAGCTATCAAGCGAGGCCGCTGCAGAAGTAGCTGAACTTGCAGCCGCTGTAGCAGAGTTAGCCGCATTGGTTTCTGATGTAGCAGCATTTGCCTCAGAAGTTGCAGCGTTAGTGGCTGAAGTCGCCGCTACAGTTGCTGATCCAAGGATATTGTCCACGTACAATTTTGTGGTTGCATGGTCATTAGCCGTGGGTGCAGCAAGGCCAGTGATGTTGTTGCTGCCCATAGCAATCGCACCAGACATCGTACCGCCTGTAAGCGATAGCTGTAGTGCGTCTTGGGTATCAGTGTAATTTTTTGTCGAAACGTCTTGGGCCGCTGTGGGATCACCTGCACCAGTGATCTTGTTAGTACCCATAGCGATTGCGCCAGTCATTGTACCGCCAGCTAGTGGCAGCTTAGTCGCAATGCTGTTTGTGATTGTTGTGGAGAAGTTGGGATCGTCGCCCAGCGCAGCCGCTAGCTCGTTTAGCGTGTCTAGTGTAGACGGGCTGCTATCAACCAAGTTAGCAATAGACGTATCCACATAATTACGAGTGGCAGCGTCTTGTGCGTTAGTTGGATCAGTAAGGTTAGTGATTGTAGCAGTCGTACCTGCATTCATGTTCAACGTACCGTCGATAGTGACGTTGTTGAATGAAGACGATCCGCTAGATGTTACGTTACCAGTTAAGTTACCAGTCACATTTCCCGTAACATTACCAGTGACATCGCCAGTCACGTTGCCTGTCACGGCACCAGTGATGTCGCCTGTAAATCCACCAGATGCAGACACTGAGGTGAATGCGCCAGAGGAAGGAGTAGTAGCCCCAATAGTAGCGTTATCAATTGTACCGCCATTAATGTCTGCAGTGGCGAGTGTAGTGGAGCCTGTAGCCGTAAGAGTGGTGAAGCTACCAGCGGCTGCAGTAGTGGCCCCAATTACTGAATTATCTATAGTGCCGCCGTTAATGTCGGCTGTAGCCAGAGTAGTCGCGCCTGTAGCAGTCAGAGTAGTGAACGCACCGCTAGAAGGTGTAGAGGCACCTACTGTGGCATTGTCTATGCTACCGCCATTGATATCGGCTGTGGCTGCAGTCAGGCTTGTATTGGCTGTAAGTGTAGTAAACGTACCAGCGGCTGCATTCGTATTACCGATAGTAGTGTTATCAATAGCACCTGAGTTCAGGTCAATAGACGTAATAGTAGTCGTACCAGTGGCAGACAGGTTAGCTACAGTGGTGTCGCCAGTGACCCCAAGAGTACCCGCTACAGTCGCATTACCAGAGGCAGTTACGTTGCCTGTGACTGCTAGAGTGCCACCAAGAGTACTATTACCAGTGACGTTTAGAGTGCCACCTAGAGTAGCGTTTCCAGCCGCCGCAATACCCCCACTCAAGAACAGGTCTTGGAAGCGTTCCGTGTTGGTGCCGAGGTCTACTGTGTCTGTGCTAATGGGCTTGATTACGTTGTCAGTGATGACTTGTACTAGCTCTCGCCAGACGGCTGCGTTAGTGGTGCTGCCCACGCAGATGTATATGCGTCCATTGGTGGTGTTCTCCCACAATGAACCCGGAGCATAACCCTCTGTATTGTCGTTGGTCGCCAGAGGTGCGGTAGTCGCATCCATCTTATTGGCACCACCAATACCACCATTTTCCGCTGGCAGATAACCAGAGACAGATGTCGCTAGGTTAATCTTAGGGGAGTTGCCTGTAGAGCCATCGTGTGAGTGGCCTGTAGTAGCATTAAAGGCAGCTAGAAGCTGGTTAAATTCTGCATTCAACGGTGGTGCAGTAATAGGTGATCCGTTAATGATACTAGCAGTGGACTGCCTTGTATAACCTGCCATCTGTTATCTTCTCCCTGCCATAGTAAATTCGAAGACCATTCCTTGAATAGAAAAAGGCTCTGTCTGACCTACGGTCACGTAAGTAGCCTGTGCAGCAAAGCACGATCCCTGAATATCACTGGTCATAATTGGCTTCGATGAACCGCCATAAAGTACGTTTGTTGCATTATATGTGATGTTCCTACCACCGTACTTGGTAGGTGCGCCCGTGGACGCTTGTGAATAAGTAGCGGGTGTAGACACGTTGCCGTCACCCCAGTCGTAAGTCATTGATAGAAGCATCTCAAACGGACCCTCAGCCCGAATAAATGTATTGATCTTACGCAGTGTCTTCCGCTGTTCTGTCTCTCCGAAGTCGATATACGGAGTGGCATAAATTGATACGATGTCTCCCCCGTTAAACGAAGTGCCATTCTCTTGGCGGTAGACTTTACCGTCATAGTCGCCGTGCAGGATAAACTCTGTGGTGCCTATGTATCCACTGGTGCAGCAAGAGGCTCGAATGCCTAGTAGCTCACCAAACTCCCAAGCGATTGCACCTGAGCTATTAGTCAGACCGCCGATGATGCCAATGCTGTCGCTTGCGGCTAGGGTATTATCGCCAATGAAGTATCTGATCTGTGACTTGGAGCGGATGACTACGCCGTTGAGCGTGTCCATATCGCTATTGGCAATCAGGTCTACGAGTGTCGCCTGAATGGGTTTACTCACAGTCTCAAGTTCAACGTCACCAATACGAGAAGTACCAGCAACGGGTCGGAAGCCATCAGGAGACAAGAACATCAAGTCGCCGCCGATTTCCAATACGCTGTCTCTGGCTACGCAGCCCACGTTTGCAGTGACCTGATCAGTCACAAATGTATTGGCTGCGTCTAGCGTAATTTTCTTAATGCCGTTTGTACCAAAGACAAACAAGTCGTCGCGGAATGGCTTAATCTGTATTACGTCGAAGCCAGCGGCTATCTGACCTGCGCCACTTGCGGAAGTGAAGTCATAGAAGCCGTCAGGGTCTGCAGTGCTTGTGGGGGCAGAGTGGGCGATTGCCGCGCCGAATGCCGTATCGCCAGCTAGAAATAGAGTATTCTTGAATACGTCTACGAGGGCAGGGGCGTTCAGGCATTGGTCTCCACCGCCAGTATTAGTAGTGTGACCCGCTCCAGAGGTATATCCACCTGCGTTTGTAGACTTTAGTTCTTCCCAATGGTCACCGTCGAATACGATTGCTGGGTTTACCCCATCTACAAATACAATCTTATTACCTGTACCAAAGTTAAAAGTAACGTGACGCAGCTTAGTGACTGTACGGCTGTTCAACGTCATTGGGCGAGTAACGCCGTGGTCTAGAGTAAACTTACGCCAGCCAATGTAGGCAGTGTAGTAGTAGAAGCTGTAGTTACCGCCTGTAGCGTCTTCCCGTGCGGCAATAATCTTTGTGGTGTTGCTAACGTCATCCTTGAAGATTGCTAGCCCTAGAACCTTGCCAGTGGCAGTGGACTGACCGTCAACGGTTACTTCACCATAATCGGGATCATACTCATCGTACCCCTCAATACGCCGATAGCCGCCAAATAATGACGGCTCATAGTTAACTAGTCGTGTAGCGGCACCGGGATTGTTATCCGACAGGTCTAAGTGATTTTCATTACTATTTAGACCGCCGCTACAGATCAGTTTAAATGACTGTATATTGTCAGGCATTAATACTTAATCCGCGTATCTCGAATATAAACATCGTCGTTAATGTACAGGGTCTGTAGGTCTTTAATGCCGCGCTCGAAGGCGATGAATGCGCCCTGTGCAGCCTCTAAGTTGTCCTTGAACATATACATATGATAAATTGCGCCATCGATGATGACGGTGTCGTAGCTCTCTGGTATTCTGGTTACGTCAGTGGCATTAGTAATATCTGCGTAGTTCATGTAGTATCTGAACTTCAGAGTATATGCCTTGTCTGGGGATGGGCTGACACCATAGCCATTGCCGTGTCCAGCAAAGATAAACTGTGGTACGCCACGACCTGCAGAGCCAGCGGCATAGTCGTCGTCACGATACTTGGAATACCACTCATCTCTGTCTATGTGCTTCAACGTCTTATAGCCAGTGTTCTGACTATCGTTTGCCTGAATTTGGAAACTGTTCCAGTCAGCTACTTTAAAGTATTGAGGCCAAGTATATTCTTCCTGCCCTACAATTAGAGTGTCTGTCTCCTCAGCCGCGTTGAAAGGCCAACCAAACTCAGCTTGGTTAATCTTGGCAACCGCCGACTTAACAGCATCTTTTACGAGTGCCTGAACGCCACGAACCGACCCGAAGTCGGCTTCTGATATCTCCACCTCATTAAGGCGGCGAAGAACTTGGTTACATAGAGCTATATATGTACTGGGCATAAGACACCTTAAAGCAGAATAAAGGGGCCAGTACTTGACCAGCCCCTTAGTATAGTTTATGCTAGGTTATAGTTAGCAGTGATTAGTCCTTCTGGACGTAAAATCTTACGACCGTATAGTTGCATACCCCGAACGATATCTGCAAATGTGTCTGGTGAACGGAATGATTCAGTCTTTGCGATCTGATCCGCTACCGCCACTGCAGAGTCGTGACCTGCGACTAGTACGCCGTAGTTAGCTTCTGAACCCGCTGATGCAGAAGTACCCGGACCTGTACCTTCGTATGGAAGGTTGTTCGAAGTATATACGCGGAAGCCACGGATAAGGTTTGGCATACGACCATTGCGTACTTCATCGCCTCCACCGTAGTCAGCGTTAACCAACTTCGCGTCTTCGTCCATCAAGATTTCCTTGAAGACTGGGTCTACTACAACCCAACGACCATCTGTGTCTACGTTAGCCGCATCCAACAAACGAGCCATACGGTTCAGGATAGCTAGTGGTGAAGTGATTGCACCTGCACCGCCACCTGCCGCTGTCGGGATAGAAGTAACTTCTGCTTCGCCGCCGATGTCAGAACCACCGAAATCAGTGATGTCCAATTTGTTGGCTGCTAGAAGTTCGTCGTTACCTGCAGTCGAGTCTGCTTTTGTACCGCCTGTATCCAAAGCTGTACGGCGACCCCATGCAGAACCTGACCAGTCCCAACCAGACATATAGCCTAGTACTTCACGGTCAAACGCATCACGAAGTTTATAGCCAGCACGATCTGTTGCTAGATCGACAAAATTGATGTGACTATGAGCCTCTTCGATATCGTCCATTGCGAATTGGAAATAGTTCGCTTCAGTGACGACCATAGTAAAATCGGCATCTGTCAAATCTTGTGTCGCAAGTGTTGTACCACGTGCGTAAGAATTGATTGTGATGTCTGGTTCTTTGATAATCTTGACGCTATCGCCCATGTTTGCGATTTCGCCAGAATAATCGGTATTTGCGATATCTTCTACAACAGAAGAGTTACGGAAAGCCTTCTGGACTTTCTTGGAATAGATTACTGGCGAGAAATTACCGTTTGGTAAGTTGCCATAACCTGATGCTACTGGAAATGCCATTTGAGTGTCTCCTTAAATGAAATGGCTTGAAATATGCCTTGAGAACGCACTTAATTGAGTGCCAAGGCAGCTAAATCAGATAAGTTAAACGCAGTGTCAGTTTGTAAGGAGTATCGCTAAAGCGGGTCCAAACTCGCTGGTAGACTTAGTATATTATCTGGGGGGGAAGAGTAGAGGTATACCGAAGAATAAGGTGTCTCTAATCTTATTAATACAATGGGTTCATTGTAACATAATTAAGTGGTTAAATCAACAACTAATTAAGTAAGTTAACGGGCTGCGCCCGATATATCATAGACAAAAGCACCTGATCTCATGGCTTCACTAATGGCTGCTTCGTTTTGTTCAAACTCACGATCAGACATAGCTGCGACCATGCTCTCAGAGAACTTAGCCTTACCGCCAGTAGTAGGAGCGGCTGATGTAGTACGCCCCACCGCCTGTGCGGCTGATTTCGTTGACTTGCCGCGACGACCCATATCTGCCTTATACAGATCGATTGTACGTGCGGCCCACTTAGCGTCAGTGTTGTTCTTATACACACTGTCCTGCATTGCAGATGGCTGTAGAGCTACCCACTCATGGAACTTTGGGTCTTTCCTAATCTGTGCAAAGTCAGGATGTAGTTTCATAAGTTCTTGCTCTGCGCTCTGGCGATACAGTTTACGCTCAAAATTCTCTACTTGTTGTAGACGCTTCTCGCCTTCGGCTAGAACTTCATTGGCACGTTTACGGGCAATGGTGTCCACAATCTTTGCAACATCTGGATAGCGTTTGCTCCATTCATCGACTTCTTCGTCAGTCTTAGGGAACTTAATTTGCTTACGGGTAGCGGCCTCTAGTTGGGCTTTTACCTCTGCCAGTTCTTTATCCTTCTGGTCACGTACCGTCTGGATGTGGCGTTGGATATCCTGATACCGCTTCTTATAGCTTTCCTCTTCGGCATTTAACTGTTCAGCGGCTGGCTGTTGTTGCGATAGCTCTTCGCTGTATGTCAAATTTTCATCAGGCTCTTCGGCTCTTTGGTATTTACGTTTTTGCATGATTTCCTCACTGGGTCCGACAAGTCGGGTATCCAATTAAACCATAAATGCTATTTTCTGTTTTTTAAGCATTGCTGGTAGGGGTTTTGATACAGGCTCAAGTTCTTCCTCTGTATCCTCTAACTGGTCTTCCACTTCTACTGTGGCGACCTCTACATCAACGTCCTCTTCTGGTACGTCGATCTCTTCGTCCTCGACTTCTTCTGCCTCAGACTGTTCTACGTGCTGTATCAGGCCGTCCATCTCCATAGACATCAACCCCATTTCGGCCTCAGCTTGCATTTCTTGAATATGTTTTAGCCCGTGCCACGACACTACGTGAGCGGGTAGGATGTATTCACCCTCTGAGATCATCGCCTCGATGTCATCTCTTACGTTATTAGCAGTCGATCCAATTGGAATAGGGTTGCCAGATACTTCGTCGTAACCCGCAATGCCTTCTTCCATGCCACCAGTACACTCGTCGCATCCACAAGCCATACCGCCGTGGTACATCTGCAGCTTCTCATCGTCTAAGATTTCGTCGTCCACGTTCTTCTGAATAGCCTCTCCACGCGCCCTCTCGTAGGAGTCTACTTCTCCATTTTCATTCAGATCAGCCTTCTTTTCATCTAATTGAAACTTCTTAGCTGCCATTTCTCTGCCCTCTTCTGTGGTGATACCCTTGGTGGCGGTTGCTATGCCGCCCAGTGCAAAGCCAGTATCACCGCCCTTGTACCAGTTAATAATTGGTGAGGTGTCTACGCCTAGTTTCTCTAGACCTAGTAGACCTGCCGCACCCGCTAGTTTTAAGCCGTCCTTTAGGCCAAACTCTTCGCCTTCGTCCTTGTCGTCGTATCCCTGTTGGACTGCGTCTAGGATTTCCTGAGCTTCCTCGGGCGTGTAGTCGTCTGACATAAGCAACTTACCGTTTTCGTCGGTGAAGCTGTGTATCTCAGCGTCTTGCTCTTCTAGTTGCTGGACTGCGCTCTCGCCAAAAGCCTTGGGCCAGTTAACGCCTGAATTGATTGCGTTATCTATGGCTATGTCTATTGGCTGTTCCTCTCCGTCCCAGATAGTTGGGATCAGAGTTTGGCGACCATCGATGTCAACGATTACGGTTCTTACCGTAGACAGTGACCCATCCTCGTTCACCTTGGCAGTGCCGTTAGCAATATTATAGAAGTGGTGTTCTAGAATAGGGTCCATGAAATATCCTTACTGAGGTGTAGCAAAGCCTTCTTCAGGCTGCTCTTCAGCCGATACTAATCCTGCAGAACCAATCAGACCTGCAGTAGCAATACCAATATCACGGCGGTCTCCGATGTAATTCTTCCAGCTAGGTACGCCGCCAGCACCTACCTTTTCAGCTTCGGCAATAATCATTTCACGTGCGCCGTTTGCATCTAGAGTACCGTCATCAACCATACGCCAAATAGCATCCACGCTTGAGATAAAATTCTTGTTGTTTTTCATCTCTTTAGGGAACAATGTACGTAACTGCTCCCAAGATACGGACTGCATCTCACGCGGCAGTACATTCCTTAGCTTGGCTGCTTCTGTAGTTGCATCAAAGTACAAACCGTAGCTGCCGCGCATTCCAGTCTCTGCCTTACCTAAGTTAGACCAACGGGCTGGGTTACCTGTTGCACTGGCACCAGTAAGACCTTGGTTAACTTCGTTAGAGTTCTGACCAAGAGGTCTAAACAAACCTGCCGCAATCTGGTGTGTGTCTACGGTTACATCTTTAGGACTGTCTGGATTCAGAATGTTGTTAAAGAAGTTACGTACTTTGTGCGCCCCGCCTAGCTCAGGTGAGATGCTTTCTAACGTACCATCACCATCTAGAATACGGATAGCCTTAGCCATATTATCGAAGCTCTGGTGTACTAGCTTAGAGGGTGCGCCTGACTTTGTAGCAACTACACCAAGTATATCGCCTTCAGGACTTACCTCTCGGAAGTTAGTGCCAAAGTGTGCTTCATCATAGGCGCGTATCCACATAGCCTTCTGTAGTGGGGTCTCCATTTCACCCCAAGGTCTGCCGCGTACAGTTTCAAACTCTTTCTGCTTCTGCCAAGCTGTACCGCCCTTAGAGCCACCTTTCTTTTCAGTGGTAGCAATAGCATCCATCTCTGGGGTCCACGGCGCATTATTGCCTAGCTCCGCATTATGCTTAATAATACGTTCACCCATACCCACGTTCTGATACCAGTCTTTTCCGGGGCTTAGGGCTGCTAGAACACCTGCAGTCTTTGTATCAGAGATGCCAAAACGGTCTGATAATCCTAGTGCAATACGGTTAGCACCACGATACCAATTGGCTGAGTCCTTAGCTATTCCTAGACGGTCTGACATATCGTAGAGACTTACGATGTTATCAGTCATACGAGAGATTACGTTTTGTGCAGTCTGAGTAACATCTTCTGACCACAAGTTACGTAAACCGGGATAGTTCTCTGCCATCATAGCAAAGTTCTGCGCCATAGCAGAGTTACCGCGCATAAGTGCTTCAGTATCAGATACCATAGTACCTGTACCAATCTGACCTGCATCTCCACCTTTTTCTTCTGGTGTAGTTGGTAGGCGAGTATCTACTCGACGATCAATGTCGAGCATCTCTTCTGTTTGATCTACTACTGACGCAGGTACTGTACCAGAACTCTTCTTGCGGATAGTAACACCTGCAGCACCTAGCTGGTTGTTAGTAACCTCGAAGTTATCTCCTAACGTAGACTGTATGTACTCACGAAGCTCTTTCTGCGTGAAACCTTTTTGATATGTACCTGCAGAAGTAATAATAGACATATCTTCTGGGCCAGCCGTACCTTTTGCGTTCAATACATCTCGGCCTCTGGTAGTAATAATAGCTGTACCGTTTGGCTCAAGGATACGACCAATATCAAGAACAATACTATCGCGGGTCTCTCTAGGGACCACATTAAGTACGTTAAGATTGGTTACACGACCATAGGACGCATCTGGAATGTCTGTACCCGCGCTGTAGGTAGGCTCAAAGCCAGCGCGAGGAAATGGCTCAAAAGTATCATAACCAAGCTCACGCTGAGATAGACCTAGTCCTGCACCGTAGTCTAGTGTTTTACCTTCACCAGACATATCAGTTAGCAGAGTATCTGCTTTCATATATGTAGGTAGTGTACCTGCGATCTGTGTCTTCTGGGCATTTGCGGCGGGTGGCATCTCCCCGCTAAACATATTACCTAAATTACTGCCTACCATAGTAGGATCATACTCAGGCATAGCCTTAGCTAAGGTACGTACACCCATAGCACCTGCACCTGCAGCGGGTATTAGAGAAGACGCATTAAGAGCATCACCTAAGATACTTTCTCTGGCAGCATTAATCTGATCACCTGTGGCGTTAGTGATGTCTACGCCATACATATCCATAAGTCGGTCATCGAGGTCTTGAGTAAACAAAGCCTTGGTGCTGTCTACTACATCTCGTACTGCTTCTTTAGTTGTCTCAATAGGAGCTTGTACAAAGTCTTTTGCACCTTCGTACATTCCCCGACCAGTCTCCTTCAGGAATCCAATCTCGTCTTCGTTAATGTAGCGTCCTAGCTTTTCACCAAAGCTATCGTACTCATTATCTAGACCTACGACATTATCCAGAATAAGCTCACCGTAGCCCATCCCTTTTTGTGTCTTTTCAAGATCGTCTTCTGGTTTGTCTTCCCCGAAGAAGTACTCGTAAAAGCCCATTATTCGGCTCCCTTAATTACCTCATCTCTCAGAGTATGGAAACGCCGTAGCTCTGCTATTGCGCCCTGTATCTCTAGGATTCGGTTGTGGTCTTTGGTTGTTTCGAGCAGACTGTGCATAGTCTTGATGCGGCGGTCTGCGTAGTCTTTTAGCGTCTGGTGTTGGTCCTTATCGTTTACGAGCGGTAATAGAGAACGATAAAACTGTTTATCCATTATTGTACTGGACCTTGCTGTGGTGGTTGTTGTGGTTGAGGTGCGTTACCGCCGTTTGCTCCACCGCCGCCGCCAGTAAACCCTGCAGCGTCTGGTTCTGGTGCCGCTCCTGCAGCTATATTACCATTGCCGTTACCTGTGGGGTCTTGTGGGGATGGTGCGCCTTGCGGCTGTTCGCCTTCGGGGGCGGGGGGCTGTTGTGGCATTAGAGCCTGTATCTCAGCCATCATCTTTTGCTGAATAGCTGCCTCGCGTGGATCGTTGAGTATCTTGTCCTCGTCCAAGTCCATAGAGGAAGCCAACTCGCGTAGGATGTAATCGTATTTAACAAACGGAGCCATCTGTGGGTTACTGGTCATCTGCATGAACTGTAGTAGTCGCTGGCTACGTACTTCGTTGCGCATTAGGCTCTCAGTGCCACGCGCCTTAACGTCTAGATCACCAATAAACTCTTTGTTGAAATTGAACTGCATATTGAATGCGAACAGAGCCTTGCCTAGTGGCCCCAGCAAGTAGTCGTCGATATTACGAACAACGGCCTTAATGTTCTGAGCCGCTGCACCCATCAGCATAGACATACCACTGGCAGTACGTCCCACGCCGCCTACTGCGCCAGAGCCGTGACTGTATGACGGAATGCCTGTGGCCTCGTCTGCAAGCTGTCGGCTCTTGTCAAACATCATAAGTAACTCTTGGGAAACATTAGGAAATTTGGTGCCGAAGATGGCCTGTCCCGGTGCGCCAGCCTGTCTACGGAATACCTTGCCCGGATACACTGACATATCCTGTCCCGGTACTAGGTTAGTCTCATCTACCTCGATTAATAGGTTTCCAGATAGTGCGCCGTTGTCTACCGCCATTCGCATAAAGCCATTCATTAGCAATTGCGTGTCGGTCATATTCTCTGCCACGCCAATGCCGAAGAAGCTGTATGGGTTTAGTTCGTATGGAACGGATAGGTAGGGGATGCGGCTAGGAGTGAAGGGATTTAGCACCATGCGGATAATCTGGTTGTTACATACCCAGATATTCACTTGGATTTCGTCTTTGTCCTGCAACTCGCGTGGGATATCAATATCTGCCTCTTCCGCAAGCTCTGCGTCCAAAATACCCCAGTATTCTAATACCTCGTAGCGATCCATGTCGGATGATACGGAGTCGTCCTCTAGTGCGTCTTCCCAGTACTCACGTTGGTAGGATGGTCCGTACTCTAGGGCTATCTCTATGCTCTCGTCGCGGAAGTGTGGACGCTTCTTCAGGGTACGCATCTGAGTGCGGTTTAGTCGGTGACGTTGAATAGTAAATTCTGCCTCAGACATATTACGTGCGTCTGGGTCTGGGTAGAAATCCCAGATGGAGACATATTCCATCTTCGGAATAGTTTCAAACAGCGGATCGTAGTTACCTTCCTCGTCCCAGCGCGGATATTCCTTGTCCATAGCGAATGGACCCTTGAATACGCCCGTTCCAAACAGAGTACACTCGAATGCCACTGATCGTAGGTGCTTTGGCGCGTCAGTCTCGTCCAACTGGTCGTGCATTAGCTTTTCCATCTTCTGGGCTGCACGTTTTGCTGGCTCAAAGGTAATAGACCCCGGAAGTGTACCCGCTCCGACCTCTAATTCGTCTTTGACTGGCTCTAGTCGCTCCTTATACAGCCCCAAGTCCTTCGCTATGTCGGGACGGGCTATAGATTTGGGTACGGAGTACTCCACATTCACCGTATCCTTGACTTTTTCGTCTGTCAGGGCGTTTGGATTGTAATTTACGGCGTCTGCCACGTTATTTGGGAACTGACGGGCCTCAATACCAATAGGAAACTTCGATCCAGCGAATAATACGTCCACGACTTGAGCATATGCCGCCAAGACTTTGGTCTTAGTGACTTTTATGAAGGCTTTTGACTTCTCGGCCTCTGTAAATTGGACTTCTTGGGAGTATAGGCCACGATAATTGCGGTAGGAGTTCAGCCAACGCTCCTCGTCTACCAGTCGAGCGTCTTTTGAGCGGCGATATTGGCTCTCTACGAAGGCTACAGCCCCAGAGAAGCTGGTATTTTCCTCTACAACGTCACCGTCTTCCTCTAGAGGGACCGCTAGGGTGGTATCTGTAATGTCTTCTGGTAAGGGTTTGTCCATTAATGCCATATTTAGTACCCAAATGTTGCGTCAGCGGGTTGCCAACGCTGTTGTGGAATGCCTTGACCCCAGTCGAAGGGCGATCTAGCGCGTGGTCTGCTCATTACTGCGTATCTGACGCTGTCGTATGCGTGATCTGAGGCGTATCTGGGGTCGATGTCGTCTGTGCCACGCGGATCAGATGGTATGACGGGCAGGTCGGCTATGATTTGTCGGCAGGTATTGAAGAATACTATGCCAGCTACGCCTGTTTCCTCGTCTACTTTTAGCACTTCGTGCAGTCTGTTCTTACCTGCTATACGTGCGCCGTTAGTCCTGTCGCTTGGTCGCCACCTACAGCCCATAGAAATCATCTCTTCTGCTATAGACGGGCCGATTTGACCTCGATTGTGCCAGCAACTACTGTCCAATACTCCGTAGTCGATGCGTTCTGGACCCTCTGCCTCTAGGACTGCCTTAGCCAAGTCGCGTCCAGTGTGCTTACTGAGGTATAATTCCCTGTAGCAGACTAGGGTGTCGTAGTTTGGATCAATTGCAAACCAGTGAACAGCACTATAAGAACTATATCCAAAGTCACAGGACCGAAACCGCCGCCAATCTGGGGGAATGTCATAAGGTTCGACAACGTGTGTCGCCTGTCTAAACTCAGGAAATGCCGCTCCATCTGCAACTGCCCAGTCTCCCTCTAGTAATTGTCTACGTTGCATCTCAGGGAGAGAGAGTAGGTTGGCCTCGTACTGCCCACCTTCCATGAGATATGGGTTATCTTTCAGGCTAGCTGGTATAAATCGCCTGTAGAACAGCGGCTCACCAGCCTTCTCATGCCCCTCTGGAAAGACTAAGTCATCTCCAGAGTCTAAATCCTTTGCCACGAACTTCGTATTCGCTGGCGCGGGGTCTATAAACATCCGCTTCACCCAGCCGTGACCACTTCCTCCGGGGTTAGTAGTCGCCCTCATGTAGATGGGCAGGGTGGGGTCGGTAGTACGCAGTCGAGACCTCATATAATTCCACGCGAAGGGGGTGGGATACTGGGTCAGTTCGTCGAATGCTACATACGAGAACGCTTGACCTTGGTAGCGTAGAACGTCTTGATCTCTTTCCAGATACGTGAGCCACAGTTTTGCGCCTGATGGAAACGTCCACTGAGACTTTTTCTCAGCCCACTTAGCTCCTTGAAAAGCTCTAGGATATAGCTCTTGGCTTTTCCAAATAAGTTCACGTAATTCGTCATTAGTTCTACGTAGTATTAGGCCATTAAAATTAGGGTTTGAGAAGTACCGCATAGGGTCTGCGAGTAGTCCATACGACTTGCCACCTCCAGCGGCCCCGCCATATAGCACTTCTCTCTCTGAAGCCGCGAGGAACTCTGTCTGTGGTCCCTCATTAGGAGCAAATATTACTTCTTGCTTCTTCTTCTCAGATTCTATCACAGAAAAATCTAGATTGGAAGTATCTAATTGTTCTTCTGGTTGTAATCCTTCGAGGCGTTTCTTGGCAATAGTTAGTAGGCGTTTAGCGTCAGTCTGCTTTCGCTTCGCCGCTGCTAGTCTCTTCTCTTCCGTAGTCTTAGGCTTACGCTTCCTATTCTGCTTCGCCAGTTCCTTCAGGCGTTTAGAAGGTGTCGGACTGTCTGGCCCTCTACGGTCCTTCCAAATGTGTATTAGACCTTGGTGCGATATCTTATCGCCAGTCTTAGAAGTCAGCCACTCAGCAGTCTTTCGACTGGAGTGTCCCTCTTCCAAATAGTCTAGAGCCTCTTCTACGAGTACTGCCTTCGCCTCATCTGGTACTAGGACTAGTGGGTCGTCCTCAGATGCCACGTAGGCGTATGGTATCTTCGCTGTCTTGTTGGCTCTGCTCTTATTAAGCCAGATGCTCACTCTTCACTTTTCGGTGGCAATATAAACATTGCACCGCCTGTATTTTTAACTTCTACTTGGTCCTTCTTGATCAAGCCAGTGCGGTCTAGAATCTGTGCAGCCGCCGCAATAGAGTTTCTGGCTCCCATAGCACTCGGATCGTCGAGTACGTCTACCATTCCCCATGCAGCTTTAGGCGCGTTCATAGCCATCACCATAGCCGCTCGTTCATTGATCTCTTCCTTGAGTGCGGCTACCACGACAGTGCTAGAGGTGTTGTCTGCGTAGCCAGCCACCTTCATAGCCTTCTTGATATTGCCCTTGCACTCCTCAGTCATCAGGGCATCTAGAAACAGCTTCTGCTTGTCTGTTAATTCTTTCTTCTGTTCCATAATTACCTCAAGTAAACGAATGCTAGGCCGACTGCGCCAGTGCAGATCATCCAGAATATGCGCTCCGCGAATGCGATCTTCTGACCACGGGCAATGGCCTGACGCTCCATCTCGTCTAGGCGGTCATCGACCTTCTGAATGCAACTATCGAATTTATCCATTCGCTTGAAGAGAGTTAGCATTCGTTCTTCCATCCGCGCCATTGCGACTACTGCTTCGGATAAACGATCTAGCTTCTCTTCCATGCGACTCAGCCTATCATCGGACATTACCTATCCTTTTTTCTTCTGCTTCTTCTTAGGCCAGCCCTTTTGCATATCACTGTACGCCTTCGGACTTACTGTACTGTTCTTCTTGGAGCGGCTGGTTCCAGCCTTCTTCCGCTTGTTAATATTTTGGACTAGGGACATATCTACCTACCACTTCTTACACGACCAGTATCTCGCGGTGAATTTATCCTTCGCCGTGTCGCACTTGTGTCTCGCTCGGAATGACTTTCGACGCTCTGGATTACTCTTCTTAATGCGCATCTCTGGGTCGCCAAATCTGATGATTTTCTCTTTGCCATTCTTACAAGCCTTAACGACAAATTTTTTAGGTCCATCAGGTGTTCGCTGAGGCTTGTTGCATTTCATTTTGCTCTTATCTAGGGCCATTAGAAACCTACGAAGTAATAGTATAGACCGCCACCCGCTCCACCCCAGACGACAATCACAATGAATAGCCACATGAGGATTTCTAGGAACTCTTGGCGTTCCTTCTCACGTTGCTTCTGGGCTTCCTTACGAGCGGTACGGGCCTTTGCCTGATACTCCACCCAAGCGTCATACATTCCGGGTCTACCGTAGAGGCGCATATGGGATTGGAGTTGAGCCTTTTGCTGGTTGATCTTCTCCAGTGCTAAGAACTCTTCGAAGTCCGTAGCGTCCTTACCCATCAGCTTATTCCACGGGCTTTTCTTTTTGGCTTCTGCCTTTGCCTTCAGGTCTTCTTCAGCACTTACAAAAGATGCTATAGACTTACCGACATCAGCCAACTCCCGTGAATTAGCAATCGCCTGTTTAATCACCCCGAATGCGGCATTGGCAGCGGCTAATTCCGCTAGCATTCTCGTTGCCCCTAAATTCGTTCCCCTGCTATTTCAATCGCCTTGCAAGACCCGAAGGCAAGTTTACCTTCTTGCTGCCTTGTGAACAAAAACGACTGAAGACTGACGCTGCATTCATTAGCCTC